TGGTATGGGACCCAGTATGGGAGGTGGTATGGGACCCAGTATGGGAGGTGGTATGGGAGCCGGTATGAACGACAACAAAGACGGCATGAGAGGGTCAAGTGGTAAAACATCTTAAAATTCCAAAGACTTCAATTCAGAAGTCCATAGCTGAGGAATAGTTGTAGATTCCAAAAGGGAGTGTTCACCTTGCATTTTTTTCATTTTTTGTGTAAGTTCTTCAATTTTTTCTACTGTAAAAGAACTCAATTTAAGATCAAGAAGGTAGTCGTACCCACCGTTAATTTTTAGAAGATCGTGTTTTTTAATTTGTTCAACGATAAAATCCTTTTTCTTGTTGAATACTATTATCTTTTCCGCAATTACTAATTGTATAAACTTAACCTTAGCCTCAAGGATATCACACTCACCCTTGAGATTTTTAAGAAGAAATTTCTTACGGGTGATGTATAAGTCCCTACGAACCTGGTAAAAACGAAATATTATTTCTTCGGGACAATTAATTTTACGAATTTTGCAGTCGGAGTCAAAGACATGCATATTAGATGTATTTATGTAAGAAGTAAGCTTTAATTTACGAATGACTTCATTCGACTCAATTAAAGAGTCAATTACTGTTTTTTGAAGAACGACCTTAAAATTGATGTTAGTGTCGTCACAATTATTTTTATAGTCTATTATTTCATTTGCTTCAACCAACGATTCTAAAAATTCTTTATAAACCTGCGTCCACTTTCCAATCGGAAGCTCAGTAATTTCAATGGTCGTTGCGTTTATACGTTTCCATACACCCGTACTAAGATACTTGTTTTCAGATTCAAGTTCAATGGTACCTTTGAAGTTACGGTACCAAGGAACCATCGGGGTCAGTTCAGCTTTTCCATCAGAATCGATAAGTTTCTTCAAGTTGGCAATAATGTCATCCGGGTTGTAACAAGGAATGTTAGTAGAATACCCAGTACCGATGCCTTCAGAACCATTTACAAGAACCATCGGAATAATCGGGACGTAATACTTAGGCTCAATAGTCATTCCATCGTCATCAAGGTACTCAAGTAATTTTGAGTCGTGATCATTAAAAAGAATCTTGGTAATAGGCTGAAGACGAGTAAAGATATACCTCGGACTACCTGAATCCTTTCCACCTTGAAGACGTGTACCGAACTGACCACTAGGAACAAGAAGATTGATGTTATTCGATCCGGTATAGTCTTGTGCCATATTCACAATCGTTCCCTGAAGTGATACTTCACCGTGGTGATAACTGGTGTGTTCGGAAATATAACCTGAAAGCTGGGCAACCTTGGTATCGGTGTACAAACCCTTCTTCAAACAACCGTAAAGTACTTTGCGCTGACTGGGCTTGAAACCATCCATCATATTCGGAATACTGCGCTCAAGATCGGCTATGGAAAACTGCACAAGTTCTTGATTTACAAATTGGGAAATAGTTTGCTTCAAGATTGTGAAATTCAGCGAAACGACTTTACCAGTTGATTCTTTGATCCATTCCTTGCGGTGATCCTCAAAACCTTTCTTGAAAGCTTTTACAAGGTCCGTGTCGGTGTTCTGATCGGTATTGTAAACAATTGTTTGTTTCGCCAAGTTTGTGAAATATTCCTTGGCTTCTTTCGCGGTGCTTGTACCCAAACCCTTGTAATACTTAACGAGCCATTTACTTGGATCATTTTGATTCTTCCAGTCGACAAAGTCAGATTGATTGTAAAATGCTTTGATCGTAGGTCCCTTGGTAACTTTGACAATAGGTGTAATAATGCAACTTATAAATGAATCGATCTTCAGTAACGATGGCCAAAAAGTATGGATAAAGTTTATAATAAGACCTTTGATATGAGAACCATCGTTATCAGCATCCGTAAAGATAAGTATACCGCCGTAACGAAGGGACTTAGTTGAAGTATAGTCCTTACCTTGCTGAAGACCGAGAATCTTCTTCAGACAATTGATTTCTTCGTTTTTCAGAAGTTGAGCGGGAGTTGCATCACGGACATTCAAAAGTTTACCACGAAGAGGAAAGATACCGTAGTAGTCCCTGCCGATAACACTAAGACCAGCAACAGCCGAAGCTTTCGCGGAATCACCTTCTGTAAGAATAAGTTTGCACTTGTTTCCGTCGATACCACCGGCTTTGTTTGCGTCGTCGAGTTTTGGAATACCACTCAGCCTAAACTGTTTCTTACCGTCGGTCTTGGATAAGCTCTTTGTTTCTTTGGCTTTAGCAATTTCAACGACGTTTGCCGTGATACCAAGTTTATCGATTTTTTTGAGAAGGTCTTCAGTAATAACGCAGGTACTTCCGAATTTAGTAGACTTTGTAACGTGTTGTTCTTTGGTTTGACTACTAAACGTTGGATTCTCAATCAAACAATTTACAAATAAAAGAATGTTATCTTTGATGTACGCTGGACGAATGGTGATGTCTTTGTGTTTCTTTTCCAGTTGTTCTTTTAATTTATAAATAACTTGGTTCAAAAGGTAATCGATGTGAGTTCCGCCATCTGAAGTACTTATACCGTTTACAAATGAAACTTGAGTAAACTTGTCATACGGATTTAAACAAACAGCTATTTCCCAACGATCATTTATTTTTTCATATACAAAAGGCTCACGTTCTTTTAAAAACATTTTTATATAGTCTTGAAATGTTTTTACAGGAACACGGATGTCATTAAAAAAAACACCCACACGTTTATCGGTAATAGCTGAACCTTCATATACCCTCGTTTTAAAAAGATCGATAATGTCTTGATCCAAAGTTACATTAAAACGGGAATAGTCAGGAATAAAAGAAATACGAGTATAAACTTTCTTTTTGGAAGCTGTTATTTTTGGTTTTCCAACAACGGACATATTATTTTCCCAAGTTTGTATGAAATGGTGAGTACCATCGGCGATATCGACAGTAAATTTCTTTGAAAAAGCATTCGTTAATTTGGCTCCATATCCATTAAGACCACCGACTGTACGAGCTTCGGTGTCGTCGTAATTAGAACTGGTGTGAAATTCTCCAAAAATAAGTTCAGGGACATATTTACCAAGGTCTTTATGGATTTCAATCGGAATAGCTGAATCATTTGTAATACTTATTTCACCGATTTCAGAAATCGTAACTTCAATTTTTTTCATGGATTGATCTCGCTGAGAATGATCAGTCGCATTCGTAAAAATTTCATCAAAAATCTTGTACAAACCAGGGCTAAAAGAAATAGTCTTTCGAATCATGCCATTTTCACCCAAAACCCATCGCTCAGAATTCACGCGATCGATATCCCCAATGTACATACCGGGGCGATGAAGGACATGTTCGAGTTGAGATTTCTTTTGGTACGTCTGCTCGATACTTTTTCCCGCCATTTTTAGTTCCTGGCCTTATAAGTTTCAATTTTTTAAATCTCTTTTTTAAGGTAAATGGGGGGTACACGAACTTTTTAAAGATTATTTGCAAAATCAATAATATCGCTTGCGGTTCTCGATTTTTTGTCGTAAGAATCTCCATTTCCACGGACAATAGATGGAAAGCCCTTTATTCCAAATTGTTTTAAGAGACTTTTTGATGAATCAAGGTCTGAATTTACCAAAATTATATTTACACCGGGAGTTTCACTGGCTTCTATGAAGTCATTCATGGATCTTTTACAGTGTCCGCACCATGGAGCATAAAATATTAAAACTGTGTCATCGGAAATATCGCTTGAACTGGTACTACTACTGGTACTTGAAACCCCGAATGAGCTTTTATATGTATTACCACATGATATTATGACGAATACTATAGAAATAAGGAATAGTATAATAAGTATTTCAGTTATTTTAATTTTGTTCCAAGTGAAGTTCATTTACCTTTTCATTTATTTTATTTTTTTACAAAAAAAAATTTACTTTAAAAATCAGGCAATGGTAAATTTAAAGAAAGATGCCTCGTCAAATTAAATACGATGATCTTCCATTTGAAAAGGTACAGCTTTCAGGAAAAATATTCATGTATTGTTCCAAGGACTTTAATGTACTCTTTCCAATTGTCGACTTAATTAGATTATTACGTAAAAATACAATTATTGCATACACTTCCGGAAAAGGCCAAAATATTATTAGAACTTATGGAACCCAGTATAATCACCGGGTTGTAGGCGCAGATCTTCGTACAAAAGACGACTACAACGAAGTACTTTCTCGCGTTCGTTGCATATTTTTATTTACAAATGGAAATGATACAGTTTGTTCTAATTTACTATCATTTTCTGAAAAAAATAAATTACCTTTAGTTTGTTATTCTACTATAGATAACCAGTATCATTTTTACGATGAAACCCATACCAAAACAAATTACTCCACACCAGCCGAGGTTATTGAAAAAATGTATACAATTTTTGATCTTATAAAAGTAAAAGAACTTAGCGATCTGTTTCCCGAATTTGAACTTTTAGAAGAACCCGTTACACAAAAAGTTAGTGTTTTAGAAGAATCCATAAAAGCCATACAAGAAGTAACAAAGAAAGAACGTAAAAAGAAAGACCTTAATCAAACAAAAATATTTGATCCTCACTTAAATAAATTGAAAAAGATGGAATATCTCCGTTCTCAGAAAAATATAAAATATGACGACGATCTTGAAACTATTAATAAAGGTATGAATAAGCTCAATATTCTTTCGAAGTTTTTTAAGAAATGAAGAATTTCTTTCAAAGTTTTTTAAGAAAAATTAATTTTTTTCTGATATCCATGGTAAAGCACGTTCATTTTTAAAAAGTATATTTAGTGTATTTTTGTAACCAGACATATAAATATTAAATATGTCGTCTTTTGATTGATTTAGATTAACCATTTCATTTTTAAAACGGTTATCAATTACTCTGTATATAATATCAGTTTTAGCTTTTGTAAAGAGCTCATTTGAAATATTCATTAATGAATTTAAGAAGTCATATAATTTTGAAGATCCTGAAAGGGAGTCGGAATCAGTTGTAAGATCAAAAGCAATTGAATTTATTTCATCGACTAAATCAACAGGACAATTATTACAAAATCCCCCATCGAAGTAGTACTTCCCATTTATATGATAACTCGGAAATAAAAGAGGTAAACTACAGCTTGCGCGAACTGCGTCTATAACTTTTACATTTGGTGTGAGAGAATAATTAAAATATTCTAATTTTGAATCACTTATATTAATAGCATTAACCGTAAAAAGTATTTTCGAATACTTCTTAAGGTCATTAAATGTAATATCCGGATCGATTTTAAAAGAAACAAGTTCTTTAACAATTTCAGTAAATTTTATTCCACTAAGTAAGGACTGATTTATTAACATAGAATCGATATCAATATCAATAAGTTCTTTAAAATTTAAATTAATAACAAAATCAAGTATAAAATCGGGGTCAAATTTAAGAACATAAAGTAAACCAAACAAAGAACCAATACTTACTCCAATCACTTGTTCAATACCAGAATACTCAACGTATTCATTCAGTGCTTTTATTGTGCCTATATAAGCCCAACCTTTAAACCCGCCTCCACTAAATATTATATTTTTAATCATTCTTTTTAATACATTATTAATTTATTTCTCCTTTTTTTACAAAAAAAGAAATACATTAATCTTCACAATTGGTAAACCAGCAAAAAATGGACTTCGAAATTGACAAAATTAAGTACCTCACCTTAATAGGTCATATACAATCAGGTAAAACAAATGAAGAAATTAATTATTGTCATTCTTCTGTAAATCATTATCATTTACCTGTTATCTTTATTGTTCGAAACATTCGAGCCGATCAGCTCCAACTTAGAGATCGTTTTAAGAATACTCCCGTTAAGGTAAATTGTTTAAATCATCTTACCGTAGAATCTGCAACGAAGTTTCTCGAATCCATAGGCGTACTTATTTTACTTTGTAATGAGCACCAGCTTCAAAAGATTCAGTTGGTTTTAAGAAATTACAAAGGAGAATACAATTTGTGTATTGATGAGGTTGATTTTTCTATTAAAACAAAAACACAAACAAGTCCTATAGACACCTTCATGAATAACCTGAAAGAATCCGCAAATCATATACTTGGTGCAACTGCTACTCCATTCGCTATCTTTTCAAGTGAACAAAAGCTTACCAAAATTAAAAAGATGAATCCCAAATTTGATTACCGTGGAATTGATTCGTTAACAGTTAATTTTTTAGGTTCGGCCAATTTATCTGGGTTTCCAAGATCAGATGCCGAAAATACAGAAATTATTTATTCTTCTTTTCTTCAAAAAGAACGTGGTGTTCTTTTACACACAGTCGTTAAAAAGAAAAAACAACAAAATGCTTTATTTGATTACCTAACAGAAATGTATCCTGATATAACGTTTCTTGTTTACAATGGAGAAGGTATTAAAGTGAGCTGTTCATCTAGACCCAATACGGCATTTACAAAAAGAAAAACAATGAATGCATATGGACTCTTAGTAAATAAATACCATCTTGTTGATTCAGTTCATTACTTTGAAAATTATTCTATTTCCGAAGTACTTCAAATTTTAGTTGATGACCCCATCCATAGTCATACACACATATCAATAATTTCTGGATACCTTGCATCGCGTGGAATAAGTTTTGTATCGAGTGATTATTCCCTTCATCTCACAGACCAATATTACCAGCCAAGTAATTCAGTTCATGGAGAAAATCTTTTACAAAGCCTTCGTATTTTAGGGTGTTACCGTGATTCAGCCCAATTGACGTTGTGGTGTTCAGAAAATACCTGGTTGTCTATACTTGAACAAAATGATCTTATAAATACAGTAGTTACACAAACAGACGATTCCAAAGAATGGCTTATTAAAATAAAAGAAATTATTGTTCATACTCAACCTAAACGTCCACTTACCCGTCCAAGGCTGAATATAAACATTCGTCGTGGTAAATTTTACTTTTAATTCGTTTACCTTTTTTAAATAAAAGAATCAAAATTAATAAATGGGACAAGCACAATCAAAAAAAAATTATAATTTACCTTTGGGTAAAAATTTCATCATTTCTTACTGCCGCCACCATTCCATAAAAAAAGAACAAGCGATCCATGAAGAAATAAATCTTGAAAAAATTGTTAGTGGTGACTCAACACTGGACCTTATATTAAGTGTTTTTAATTACCACCTTTCACACAATGGTATTAATGTAAAATGTAAAAATATACAACCCTTTAGAGGGACTTTACATGAAATTTTACTTGGTATTAAGGGTTCTTACAAACACCCGATTGAAACCAAATGTTATTTTTCTGAACCAACGAACATTAAGGCTTTACTTACAAATGGAAATGTCCTTATAGCTGGTATTATTATAGACTCTGAATTTGCAAATGACTACCTCGATACTAACTTTACCAATACACGTTCCGATATCGTTTTAATTGTTGGGTATACACAAAATGAATACATCATAAAAACGACTTGGTGTTTAGAAACGATTAAATTACCATGGGAATCGCTTGGAAATATTAAAGAAGTATGGAATATTTCGGTTAAGAATCCAGAAAATGAGTATCTCGAAATTAAAAATATTGAAATTGAATAATATTGAAATTAGGTAAATGAAAATATTAATTTTAATTATTGTATTAATTTTAATACCAATCATTTTTAATATGATATCAAAATTTACTGGAACCGATGAAAATTCACAAATTTATAAAGTAGCATATGACTTAGGTGTTAACTACATCAATCTTATTGTAAAAAATAAAATAATTAACGGAACAACACCAGCTGTTATGTTCGATATAGACGATACACTTCTCTTTGTACCTAACAAAGCCGGACCTTTAAAACCGATCCAACCAATCATCGATCTTTTAAATTATTGTCGTCTCCATAACTTTGTGATTATCATCATTACAGCAAGAGATTCCAGTTGGCTCAAACAAACTAAGGATGATCTTAAAAAGAATAATATTTATTACGACTACCTTTATCTTAGACAAAGCCCACAAGACGATTACCCTACTTTTAAAAGCCAAATTAAAAAAATGTATATGGATCATTACGATCTCACGATATTTATGTCTGTAGGTGACAATGATATAGACATTGAAGGCGCTTATTCAGGGTATTCTCTTAAATTACCAAATAAATCTGATCCAAGGCTTTTTCATATCAACATTTATGGACAATTAGAAAACGTTGTTCCATAATTTTCGTTTACCATTCAAAAAAAATATAAGACTACCTTTAAATGAATAATGTTAGATTACTTAAACAGCAAATCGATCGAGTTTCGAAACATGTTTCTGTTAATATACCACTGTGTAAGAATTGTTTATATGTTTCACAAAAAGATGTGTCTCTTTATTGTAATAAGTTCAAAATATTTGCGATCATCGCAAGACTTGGACCTTGTGGAACCTTGGGAAAGGAATTTAAAAAAAATAACCCGGAAAGGGTAAGTTTAAAGGCCCTTAAAAATAATAACATCGAAGAGTAAATGAACGTACAAGAAGTTTTAAGTATTTCAAAAGAACGTTCAAAACGAACAAAAGATGCAATTGAAAAAGTAGTAGACAATATCCATAAAAAGATACTGTATTATGCAAAATTAAAAAAAGAAAACTGCCAATATATAATACCACCACTTATAGATGATACTCCATTATACGAAAGAGACTACATAATCAAAGAAGTATTTAAAAAGTTAGATTCAGAAGGCTACATTGTTACAGCGTATCAATCAGGTCAGCTTGACATTTGTTGGAATGAAGCTTTGGTTTCACAAAAATTAAAAACAGATGCGTATATGTTATCAAATGAAGAACGTAAACTTAAGAAAATTACAAAGAAGTCAAAGAAAGTTGATGAACTTTTTGGTTTTCTTGCAAATCCCAAAAAAGTAGAAAAAGATCAAACACTTGAAGAACAAATCGATACTCAACTTGAAAAAATTTTAAAAGAAAAGGAATCCATACAAAAGAAATATAAAAAATTGCTTGTTACCAAAGATAAATGTTAATTCTTTCATTTGATGTTGGTATCATCAATCTTGCGTATTGTATTTTTAATTCACAAACTTGTAAAATTGTAGAATGGGAAGTAATCACACTTCAAGAATCAAGTAATTATTCAAAATTATACATCAATCTTATTAAAGCACTCGATTCAAGACCCTTTTTACTCAATGTAGATACTGTCATTATAGAAAAACAGCCTTCATTTAATCCCAAGATGAGAATTATTGGAGGATGTTTACAAACATATTTTTTTATTCGCGGTGTCGTTGACCGTACAGAGTCACCGATAAATTCAGTTGATTTTTTTAGCCCCAAACATAAATTGAAATGTTACTCCGGCCCGGAATTGAAAGTAACTGGTAAAAGCAAGTATTCCCAAACTAAAAAGATGGGTGTTCTTATTGCAAGAAGTAAGTTAGATGAATATTCCGATTCAGAAAACTTTAAGAGTATCTTCGAACAAAGTAAAAAGAAAGATGATCTTGCAGATTGTTACCTTCAAGCTGTAACGTATTCCCTTTTCAAAAAGGTACTTGGGCAAAGTACCAATGAACCAACACAAGAAATTGATATATACAAAAGCAAGGCAAGTATTAAAAAGAAACTCAAAGAATATCTCGATACCAAAATTAACCCCGAAAAGGTTTCGGTTTTGGAGCTTATGGATCCAAATTTTAAAACGGGAATCCATACCGTTTTTAATGATTCACCAGAATCCATTAAAAAAAGTATTTCTATAAAATGGAATATTTCCTTTCCGGTTAATATTGAAAAGGTAAATGAAATACTTTTAGAAATGTCTATGAAATCTTACACATCTAAAAAATACTTTTAAAGGCACTTTAAAAGGTTAAATTTAATTTTTATTTAAAAACATGAGTTCTTCACGTGAATTTTGAATTGTTTTAAAAAATACACCACGCAAGGGTATAATTGTTTCTTTATTTTCTATACAATTTATAATAGTATCCATAGATACCCATCGAATACCTGTTTTCTCAATTAAATTTCGACGATCTTGTGAAAATTGATATTTAATATATCCAGCCGTTTTATTGAATGTTTCAATGTAGTTAGCTGAATATTCAATATAAACAAGATACATATAATATGGACTTCCATTTAAAGTTTTTGAAACAATTTTAACTGGGTTGCCATTTGTAAGTTTATCAGTACATTCTTGTACATTCATTATTGCACCAAGAGTTTCTTCATAGAATTCCCTTGTAGCTGTATTAATAGGTTCATTGTGATCCCTAAATTCACAACGTCCTCCAAAATCTGACCAGTCATTTTCATTGTCTCTTCCTAACAAAAAGAAACATTTACCAGTTTGGTCAAAAGTGTAAGGAAGTACTCCAGCAGAATACCTTGTTTGTCCCTTATTAGCTTTGCGATAGTTCCATGAACTGTATGTATTGTTCCAGTGACTCATAATTAAAGTAATGTTTACTTAAATTTATATATAAATTTAAATTCATCTTAATTAACGATTTTGCGTTAAATAATGTGTATTAAAAGATAAGCATTAATCAATATAATGTCTGAAGGTATTAAGGTTGAGGTAAATGACTCCCAGAAGAAAAAGGTTAATCTTAAGGGAATTGAGCGTGTAAATAATATCAAAGTTGTACGCCAAAAAGAACCAAGTATAAGTTCTGAATCAAGCTACACCGATTCAAGTTATTCTGAATCGGAAGACTCTATGAGCATAGCCAGTTCTGAACCTGTTAAACGTAAGAAAAAAGTAAAGGTATTACAAAAGAAACAACGACCAGTTTATGAACCAAATCCCAAAGACTACAACGCTTTTCTTAATCCTAAGAAAGTAAAGGCGCGGGAGTCCGATGATGACCTTGAATCTCAGTATTCCGAAATGACAGAATCTGAGTATTCTGATGATTCCGAATTTGTCAAACCAACCGAACGTTCTGAAAAACAAAATTGGGAAGACCAACAGAAGCTTAAACAAGAACTACTTATTAAGATCCAGGCTCTGGAAAAGAAAGGATTTGAATTTTCCAAAAAGTTTAATATGACATCAAATTTTGATGAAATGACCTTTGAATTTGAAAAAGTTAAAAAGTACATCGATTCTCAAGCAGCTATTAAATTTTCTAGGAGATGTTTGATGGCATGTGTAACTGGATTAGAGTTTCTTAACAAGAAATTTGACCCATTTGCTATCAAACTTGAAGGATGGTCAGAAAACGTAATGGAATCCATAGACGATTACGACAACATTTTCGAAAAACTTCATGAAAAATACTCAAGTAAAGCCGAAATTGCACCAGAAATAGAACTTCTTCTTACACTTGGTGGAAGTGCATTTATGTTTCACCTTACAAATAGTCTACTTAAGGGGCCGACTATGGGTAACATTGCTCAAAATAACAATCCCAATTTTATGGCAAGTATGATGAAATCCATGTCCGAGGGGCTTAAGGAAGCCGGCAAACCTCCCAATTTTAAAGCGCCTGGACAAGGATTCCAACAACAAACTCCCGGGCCAGGGGGTATGCCCAAACCAATGGAAACCCGTGGTGGAAGAAAAGAAATGAGGGGTCCCAGTATGGATCCTGGACTTTTTTCGGGTACTCCATTAGCGACGAACCACCCGAACCAAGTAAATGCATTTCCCCAGCCTCCACTTCCAAATCAGTTTGCACCGGGACCAATGAATATGTCAATGAATGACATTAGAAAGTATTATGAAGAAACTCTGAATGACGAAGAAGACCGTTTTTCGATAGCGTCCAGTGATTCTAGCTTGTCAAGTGTTTCTGTGAAAAACGTTAGAGTTGTTGGAAAAGGTAAGGGCAAGGGTGGGCTTGAATTAAACATTAAATAAAACTTTTAAAAAAAATATTTTAATTAAAGTAAATGAGTCGATTAAGTTATGCATCTGTAAATGAAGCTTTTATACTTGGCTCCGAGCAGATTAAAAATACACAAGAAGAAATCGCTCGACTTAAAAGTCTGATACTTGAAACAAGCGGTATTACACCTCCCAAAGAACCAGAAAAACCTAAACCAAAACCGGAACCTGAAAGCAGTTATCAACGCATTGGACCACCAGATCAAGTTTCAGCAACATTTGTACAACCCGGTATTCCGGGTGCTCCAGGTGTACCAACCGCAGTACCTCAAGAAGATAATATTGATCTGCTTGTAATGAAACTTATCAAACACCCAAAGTTTGATGACATAGTTAAAAGTTACATTTCTGACAAACATCCAGACTGGGTTCTTTCAGAAACGAAGTACACACCGAGTGAACCAAAAAGTCTTTTTTCACCTATGACAAATGCAATTAAAGAAAATTTTGGAAGTGGACAATCAAAAGAAACATTCGGGGCTTTTTGTTCTGTTTTTTCAAATATAATTATATTTTTGATCATTAGTTTGGTTTTATACGTAGCATGTTCTATTTTTGTTGACCGTTAATATGAATCTGGCGATCCATTTATTCTTTACGACTAAGTCTTATTCTTTACGACTAAGTCTCAAATTTTTTGGTTGATTTTTAACTTTAACGTTGACAACTTCAGTTATTTCAGGGTATACAAAGTTAAAAGACAATAAATTCATTCTATAAGATTCAACAATTGAATTTTTATCACGAAATTCATCTATAGTCATATACCCACCAAACATCTTTAGACATTGTCTGGAAGGAGCTTGTTTAATTGTAATAGCTGCAGTTATTCCATACATTTGTTGTACAAGAAGTGTTATTAATTGTGAACGTTCATATTTAAGGTGGTCATTTCTATCGAAGTTATATGATTTAGTACAATTCCATGAACAAAATACACCAACAAATGTAAAACGTTTCCGAAGTTGGTCATACTTTGTTGGTAAAGTACACGGTGCACAATCAAATTGATGACAGCACCACCAACAATGAATATCTGTTTTCTCAGGCCATTCTGAAAAGTCTGTTATATTCTTAACAGTTGTAACTACACGTATACGTTTAAGTGAGTCTGAATTACTTTTTTCTTGAAAGTCCTGTACATTTCCTGGTACGTACTTTTTATTTTCTTTATAATACTTTTCAAAGTTTTCTTGATTTAAATTTAGAATATTTTCAATAGGTATTTCTTTTTCTTCATCTGAGTCCCATTCGGATTCATTAATTAATGTTATATTTTTTGTATTTTTTGTTTTTTCAAGCATATCGTTTCGATAACAATCGACCGATGCAGTTGCTTTTTTTGAAACAGTGATGTCTAAATTTCCGAAGGCTATCTTTTTAACTGTTTTTTCTTCCGGTGTAATGGATCCCTTTGATTCTTCATCGTCGGAATATACAATGGAATGATTAAAATTATTTATTTCATTTCGATTAAGGATTCTTTCTGAATTTTCAATTTCATATTTCTTCTTGCGTCCACGTTTCTTTTTTTCTGTTTGTACTTCTACAGGCTGATCAATAGATTCATTATAAAAATTCTTAGGCTTTCGCCCTCGTTTCTTTTTAACGGTATCCATTTTTTTACTTTAAAAGGATAGTTCTTTAAATAAAATAAAAAAGGTATAAAAAATTAAATAGTTCATTATCAATCATGAAGATCTTAACGTCCTTTTTGCTTGGTATTTTGCTTAAAGACAATGTTGTTAAAGTCGGTGTTTTTATTGTAAAAAATGGAATATCGTTGTTTTATTCAATTAATAAGCCAAAATGTAAAAAAGAAATGGACACTGGAATTATAAAATCCATAAACCTCGTTATAAAAATAAAAAATCAGCAACAGTTTATGGATTTATTTACTGACCACTCCACAAATAAAAATTACCATCCCGAAAAGGGAACAATAAAAATAAATCTTGGCGATGACATTGTAAAATATTTAAACGATAACTTCGAAAATTTAAACATAAACATTGAAAAAATCTGTGATCTCAATTACCTCCATAATTTTGAATACTCCGTACTCCAAACAATTGGAACTGTTTATATGTATATCACTTACAAAGCTGGAGATCGTAAACTTATTAATGTATACGGAGAAGAAGACATCATTCATTTTAATGACTTTGTTGAAGACCCAAGATGTGAATTAAATAAATATTCTGATATTATATGTGCTACTATAAGTTATTCTCCTGATAAAACAGAATATATCACAAAATATTTCAAAATGTTTTTCAATAACAATAGTAATATTACACCTGAAATAATGTTACTTAATTACGACCAGTTAAATACAAATTTACTTAATTGTAAAATGATTATTGTACAACCAAATGGTATTAAAAAACATTCAATCGACTCAATTCTTTAATTTTAAAGGTAACTTAAAAAAATAAAAAATAAATAAATATTATGGATTCTTATTTACTTTACATCAAAACTGTCCAGTCTCAAAGTATTAAGATACTTGTAGAATCTCTTAAGGAGGTTCTTACAGATATCAATTTATACTTTGATTCAAATGGGCTAAAGATAATGACTATGGACAACGCACGAGTCGCACTCGTGTATGTCCGTCTTTTTAAAGACAATTTTGAAACATATCATTGTGAAACAAAAAATATTTGTGGAATCAACATGATATATTTCTTTAAACTGCTCAAAACAGTGAGCAATAATGACGTACTGACTCTTTTTATACGAAATAACTCAATAAATGAACTTGGAATTAGAATTGAAAACAAAGAAAAGAACACCGTAACGGAATCATTTCTCAAGATGCTTGACATCTCAGAAGAAAAACTTGAAATTCCAGATATACAGTACGACTCGGTAATTAGCATGCCATCAGTTGACCTCCAGAAATATTGCCGTGATCTTAGTGTAATTAGTAATCAAGTAAGTATAACGAACACAGAATCAAAATTTATTCTTGAATCAAATGGAGACTTTGCGTCTCAAAAGATTATTATAGGTGAAGCTCAAAATGGACTTATTTTTTCTAAAAAGAATCAAAATGTTTGTGAAACATTTGATCTGAAATATCTTAATTCGTTCACAAAAAGTACAAATTTGTGCAGTACTGTTGAAATTTTCTTGAAGAAGGAATATCCGTTGGTAATTGAATACAACGTTGCCAATCTTGGAAAACTTCAATTTTGTTTAGCACCAAAGTTACATGAAGACTAAATTTAAATTAATTTAAAATAAAAATAAAATAATTGAAATGAGTAAATGGCAACAGGAATAGCTTCAGGCGCATGGGGATACTCCCCACAATGGGTAGCAGGTATGGATTCCGCAATGGAAATTGACGGTTATCCTTTGAACTATAATCTTGGATTAACATCAGTTAGTCCACCTACATTTAATGGAGCTGAGTATATCAGCCCCCTACAACTTCTTAATAACTTCGGTGCAAGGAAATGTTCAATTCCCTTAAAGATGTGTAAACTGTTTTTAAAAAATAAAAAAATAAACCCTATGACAGACCGTCCTATTAAAAGAAATGGACCGAAGTACAAAGATTTTATGAAATATTGTAAAAAGTACAACTTGGTTTAAAGAAATATTATCTTTTAAAATAAATGGACTCTCAAGATGGGGTTCCAGACCTTTTGCCAAGCGTTCAAAAACTTTTGGAACTACCGCAATACGTTCAACGAACCCCGGAGTGGTACCAACAACGTGAAAATGCCATCACTGCAAGTGACATACCGACGGTTTTAGGTGAAAATAGTTATAAATCGGCCTGGACTCTTTTACTGGATAAATGTGCGGCAAATCCCAAACCATTTGTAGGAAATGAAGCTACTCGATGGGGAACTCACTACGAAGACATTGCAATTGAAAAATATTCCGAACTTTATAAAAAGAAGGTACTTTCATTTGGTTTACTTATTCATCCAGAACATCCTTGGCTGGGTGGTTCACCAGATGGTATTACAACAGATGGCATTCTTTTGGAAGTTAAGTGTCCTTTAAAAAGAAAAATAATTATGGGGGAAGTTCCCCACCACTACCTTTCCCAGGTTCTTTTAAACTTGGAAATTTGTAATCTTGAATTAGCTCACTTTATTGAATTTGTACCGGGTAATACAGACACCGATTTTCAAATGAATGTTGTAGAAGTTCACCGTGATCGTGAATGGTTTGCCCAGGAACTTCCTAAAATGAAAGAATTTTGGGATTCCGTCGTGGAATACCGCCAAAAGGGAATCGACAAACACCCAAGGTATCCAAGTTACAAAGCTCGTAGCAACGCAAGAACAGGTAAACGTAAGGAAGGTACTGTTGTTGACCTTGTTACACAAAAAGTAAGTTACTTCATTGACGACCCTTAAAAGGGTCGAACGGTATCCCTTAAAAGGGTCGAACGGTATCCCTTAAAAGGGTCGAACGGTATCCCTTAACAGGAACGGACGGTATCCAAGAATAAACCTTATGATTTTGAAAAATTTAAGTTAAATAAACAATATAAAGTAATTTACGTTGTTTGATTAACTTTGGAACATCCTCCACAATGGGTATAAAACAGCTTAAAAAGACCATTCGCTCAAAGGCTCCCGATGCAATAAGTACTTTTAAAATGGGAAGTCTTTATTCTCAAAGCGTTGTTATAGATTCGAGTATACTTCTTTATAAATTTAGGTACATATATAAGGAAGATACTTTTCACATCATCGGTTTTGTCCATAAAATTATTGAACTTCTTGGTTTAGGAACCAACCCTATTTTTGTTTTTGATGGAGCCCCACCAGCTGCTAAACAAAATGTACTTCAAGAACGTAACAATCAGCGTTCCAAAATGAAGGAACGTTTAACGGAACTTCAAAGCCAAGTTACTTTACCGGATTTAGTTGTTGATGAATTTATAGACTCCGATTCGGAAGAAGATCCAGAAATTAAAAAAGCTAAGGAAATCAACGCAGAAATCAAAAAAATTAAAAAGAATTTATTAATTGTTAACAAAAAGCATTCTTTAGAAGTTATAGAATTACTTGATGCATTAGGGATTCCATTTTTTGAAAGTTTTGGGGAAGCCGAAGAATCATGTGTTTATCTTCAAAAGAAAGGACTTGCTAAATATATACTTACTGAAGATACCGATTCACTTGCATTTGGAGGAACAAATGTTATTTGTTACGGAAAAAACAATTTGGAATTACTTTCTCTAGAAACAGTTCTTTCTGGATTAAACCTTAGTTATCCCGAATTTGTTGATTTTTGTATACTCTGTGGTTGTGACTACACTAATACTATACCCAAAGTTGGCCCTGTGAGTGCATTGAATTTAATAAAAAGGTATCACTCCATAGAATCCATTTTAGAAAATACTAAATATACCGCTCCTGAATCTTTCAATTACTCCTTGGCGCGCACACTTTTTCGTCAAAATGAGGAATATCCAGAGCGTTTAATTTCTAGAAGTACGTTTCAACTTGAAAAAGCCGAACGTTTATTTGAAAAGTACCAAATAAATACTGACCTTTTGACAAAAATAAAAAGATTAATTAATTTTTAATTAAATTTTTAATTCACCCAAAAATAATTTCTACGATAAGAATATATAAAAACAAATGCTTTCCTTTTTCGGTTTCGGTAAAAAACGTAGAACCCATCGTAAGAAGTCTTCCAAGAAGGCTCATGCCAAGAAGCCCCCAGCTCGCCTTCTCAAAATTTGCAAAAAATACAAAGTAAAAACAACCCGCAAGGTTGGTGGTAAACGCATGTACAAGCCCGCCCGGCTTCTCGCCAAGGTGTGCCTTAAAAAGCGCAAGATGCACATGAAGAAAAAGGGCCGCAAGACAGTTCACCGCCGGCGCCACCGCCGCACCCGGTCAGCAATGATGTTCGGTGCTACCAAAATGACACTCGCCGATCAGTGCAAAATGGCTGGTTGGGTTCCCGGACCAGATGTGCTTAAGAAAAAGTCTGCATTCGGCAAACGCCGGGGACGCAAAGTCTCCAAGACAGCCGCCATGAAGGCGTTTAAATCATTTTTCAAGCGTCACTGCGCGGGTATGCGCCGAAGCCGTTTCGGACAGGGAGGAAACCCCCCACTTTACAGGTCAATGGGTTATGAGTTCTGCCCCTCAGGAATGGGAGGTGTTCTTGGAGCCAATAGCACCGGTCTCTTCCCCAGCCCCTGCACAAGCATGAACAGCTCCCAGGCAATGGGTGAAGCTTCCGCAACTCTCCCAGCGTATTCTTCAAGCGGTCTTGGTGCAGCTGCATCAAGCAGCCAGCTTGCTTCCTATGCCAATCAGTTCGGTCGCCGTCGTCGGGTAGCTCGTCGCCGGGAACCTTCATTCGGTCGTCGGCGGAAGTCAACCCGCCGGGCTCCTTCTTTTGGTCGTCGTCGGAAGTCCTCTCGTCGGGCCCCTTCATTTGGCCGTAAGCGCAAGTGCTATGCCGGAACCCGTCGCCGAACAAGCGCTATCGGCAGTCGCAAGCGCCGGTCCGCTGCTGGAACCCGTCGCCGAACAAGCGCTATTGGCAGTCGCAAGCGCCGGTCCGCTGCTGGAACTCGTCGCCGGGCAAGCGCTATCGGTCGTCGCCGCACAACCCGCCGCAAGTGCTACGCTTGAATTAAATGAATCCGTAAAATCAGAAATAACAATTGATTCTTGAATATTTTTTAAAGTATTAAAAACAGTAATTTCACCATTCGGGACTTTTTTGTCAGAACGGTATCTATAAGGTATAAAATGATCCTCTGGGATTATCTTAAACTCTATAATTGGATCAACTAAAGTGTTGTTTATTTTTAAGAATTCACTTATTTTTTTAAAATTATCGGTGGTACTACCAAATGTTTTATAATTAACGAATTCATTTTGTTTGATGTATTGAAGATACATCTTTTTACCTTTTATTTTTACCAATAGATCAATAGTGTGATTATCACATTCTTTCCATTTAAGAAGCGTATTGTCCCTACCAAATTTTATAGGCCCATTTACAGGTGTAAATATAAGACCATCTATTTTATTTTCAGTTGTATCACAAATAAGTTTCCAAGTTTTATCTAATCCAGGTCCATAACGATAAAATAACTTTGTTTTAATATGAAGACAATCAGTTTCTTTATTTACATACCGTTTGAGTATAAAATCAATTACACATGCATACCTTAATCGGTGACTCGTTTCAGTAAAAGAAGTACCATTGTAAACATAACAATCATGGATAAGGTAATTCCAAGTTCCTTTTTTTGTTTTTATAATTTCACCATCCATAATCGTCCCCTCAAACGTTTCTTTTTTAAAAGAAAGCTGATCTAAAAAATAAAAATCGTTATTTCTATTGACTATAAAACACATTGGCTTGTTATTAAGATTAATAAGTAAGAGAATAGCACGTTCACCATCACTTTTTTCACAAACCATGTAGTCCTCCTTTTTTAAAAGGGAAAAATCCTTCTTTTCAACAGTAACAGGTTGGGGACCGGGAAAATACCCACGTTTAAGCTTGAATCCAAAGAGAGAGTCACACTCTAACATCACTTTTTCTTTGAGTTCATCGGATCCGATCTTGAATGCCTTCGAGTTTCCAAAATCGACGTTCATTTTTAAACTTTAACATTAACTTTCATTAATTATTTAAGTAATTTTGTTTTTGTAAAAAAATAATTTTAAAAGTTTAGTATCTATATCTTGGGTCATAATCAGCGACATCTAATTCAAATGTAAGAAGGTGTTCACGATTATGGAAATTATAAAGGGTATTGTCGTATTTAAAAAATGTAATTTTAAAATTTTCGAGTGTAATGGGTGGATCAAATGTAATGATTTTTTTGTCAAAATCAGAACCCTTAAGTGCCTTAAGACGTCCATTTCGACGTGCAAGTGTAATTTGTACGTTACTCGAATTAACATTATAACTTTCAAGATTATCAGGTTCATTTGCGTCGTAAATAATAACCGCGAATTTTTGATTACTTGCAATATCAATGCTTTCAATACGATCAGCCGATTTATTTCCAAATTCTAAATTCATAATGATATACTTAGGATCATCTATGAGGTCGTAATCAAAAACAGAACAAATTGATTGAATAGTAACTGTAAAGGTTATGCCAGCTTGAAGATTAGCAGGTGTACACGTACCAAGATTGTCTGTTCCATAATACCTAACGTTTAGATCAGAAGTATATACTTGTTTCAAAAAACCCATAATTCGAAATGGGCTTCCAGAAGAATACCCAGTGTTGGTAAAATCAATTGAAAATTGTACAGACGAATTTGTAATAACCATTCTATTTAAAACAGAAGCGTTGTTTCCGGTTCCCGATCCAGAACCTGGAACTGTTGCTAAAAAAACATTAAATGCCCCTGCAGACAAGGAATGTGTATTTAAAACACGATTAAGTTCGGAAATAAATCCCCACAATGGTGTCGCACCATTTGAAGTGTACAGCCCATTTACTATATTACTTCCAATAAGGTACTGACCTTCTGTTAGATAAAGGTGTTCGGTGACTCCATTGATTGTAACAAAAAGAAGATTATTTTCAGAATTCACGTTGTATTCTGTTTTTGGCATCATAGCTGCAATTAATTCTATACGTTCGACGTTTCGATGGGGTTCCATAAGATCAACAAGATATTCATTTGGGTATGGATAAATCGAGTAGTCCCTTTGTCTAGAATCTATTACTACGTTATGTTTACTTACAACTTTTGATTTTTTCGGTGGCTGTAATTCAACCTTTGCAAGATCTATATTTTCAAGCGGTATTTGATAATAATTTTGATTTAAATTTGAAACATCAACACCAAGTTCTTCTAAACGGTGTATAGCGTTTTCAATGTCGTATTGACTCATTTTACTAAAGGTAAGGTATTTATTTTTAAGTTAATTTAAAAGCTCCTTTTCCAATTGAAAAAGAATATTTTTGCAATTTTCTAAACAAATTTCACGATTCGAATAAACAGTTTTATTACCATTTGGCGTAAGAGAAAGATCAAGTGTTCCAGTACTCGAATTACGGCTTAAATTAAAAGCATTAATTTTTTTACCTTTTTTATTAGTTCCGGGAATTACACCAAATAATAAAGTCTGTAAAGGTTTTGTAAGACTAACTACCTTAGAAGAAAACATTTTACAAGGGCCTTGTAAACGACCTTCCATAGTATCCTTTTTACAAAAACAACGTTGACATACACCACTTGGAGTAATTTGAAAATAAACTCCCGATGATGTATGATTTCTATTTACATTAATACAAAAGTTATCGTCAGGCTCAGCATAATACTTCTCTGGCTCTGAAGTTAATTTTTTAATTGTTACCTTTGGATGGGAATCCTTAAAATTCTTTCGAATAAAATTTTCAATTTTTACAGTAAGACCGTCACGTTCATCTTTTTTCATGGTCTTACGAGCACTACTTTTGGATAATGTAACGGGTATTTCTTTAATTAGTTTTGTAGCCTCAAAGTCTGCGTAATTGTAGATACTGGTTTCTAAAAGTGTCAGGTAGTAGTCCTTTTTTAAGGTTGCAAGATAACTTTCATTTTCAGGAAGTATCATTTTTGGACTGTAGACACGACCTTCATCAACTTTTCCAGTGCTTTCACATGTTTCACAGTGGTCCCTAAGATCTTTTTTATTTTTGCAAACTTTACAAGGACTCATTTTACGACACCCGATCATTCGAAGCCCGTTGTCTTCATACACAGCAAGATCTACAACGTCACTCCATGTATTTAAAGTTGGGCGTTCACCAAATGCTTGAATAAGTTTTTCAATAAAAGTAATACGTAATTTTTTAGCTGTATCATTTGTTACCCATACTTTTGGCCAAACAAGATGAAAGCCTGATTTAACAATTTCTACAGAGTCCCTAATTAAAGTTTTCGAATCGGAACCACAAATAATAACTTGGCTTTGACCAAAATAAGTACTAATCACATCCTGTAAGATATCAATAACCTTTACAAGTTGAAGAATGCTTATTTCAGAGTCTTCATAAAAATCAAGATCACATATAAATTTAAATACTTCGGTTCTATTTTCTGAAATGTAATGTTTTTCATTATTTTGAAGATCAATGCTCAGTATTCTTAAAAATTCAAGATACTCCCCTTTCGGTATCTTCCAGATACCACCATCTAATAAGAAATGAGTGCTGCCTATTTTCTTCTCTTTTGGATCACTTACCTTAATGAAATACTTGTTACTGATAACCCATTTCTTCAAGGTATTCATTGTTTCAAATTTTACCATAAACTATAAAATCTATATACTATATACATTTTATTTTTTAATATCACTTTATTTTCAAAAAATTTAAACAAACTTTATCACAGCACTGATTCGTGTTATGTGAACACTTTTATTACCAGGTACGCTAAGCTCTTTACGTTTAATGCTTTTTACTTCCATAAAAGAAGAACTCTTTTTCTTTTCAGTTTCTCTGTTTTTGAGTGTACTATTCATATCATTTTCTATTTCGGTGATATGTTCGATAGCGTACTTGATAATCGAGTCTTGAATTGCAAACTTAAAAAAGTTTAATTGGCCTATGGTAGTGATTATATACTTTTTGTGTCCAAGTTTTATGGTAGGTTTGAAATCTAAAATTTGGTGGGAATGGTAATCAAATATTACACGTTCCCTTCGACAAAATGGATCACAAAACTTTTTTGAATAAGCCTTAAGCTGAAGTTTGTAATTTTTAAATGGAAAGTAATTTATCGGATCTGAAGTACCTTTGAGATAACTGATGTTGTATTTTTTACAGTAATTTGTTACAAACCAGTCTAATGATCTGAGGGATAACCTGGTTTGTTGCAAAATAATGGGAAGTAATATATTCAAATTTTCAGGGTCTTTGTAAAAATCGAGTAATTTTTCCCGAAGAAGCTGATCCTTAGAAGAAAGTTCCATTTTATTAATTTAAAGGGGTAATACTTTAAATTAATTTATTAAAAATTTTGTTATAATGTAAAAAACAACGGCTGTTAAAAGTGCATTAATTATCAATGCTATCATACTGGGTTCAATTGATCCCATAAATGGAAGTTTCATGAATTGTCTCCATACTATCTTACTATTTAGAATTACAAAAAGAACAGCAACGAGCATGGACATCTTAAAAGTACTTCCTCCAAATGAAAAGAATGGCTTTTTAAATCCCTTGGATTTTTTGGACTCCGTGGGTGCTTCAATAATTTCGACTTCTCGTACTACAGGTGGTGATCTTATAGGTTCCTGGAACGAAACTTCGCGTTGAACTGGAGGACGATAAGCCATTTCTTGGGCACTTTCACGTTGGACTGGAGGACGGTAAGGCATTTCTTGGGGTGGGGGTGCTTGTGGAGCTGGACGGGGAGCCCTACGTATTTTAGTTCCTCCTTCTTCCATTGATGGGGATTGACCAGGTGTAGACATTTTAATAATATTGTAAATTATTTTAAACATTGATTTTAAACGTTAAGTTAAATTGTAAACCAATGAATATGGAGCAGGTTCATCGTCAACGGATTTAAAAAAGCCGTATTTACAATTATACAAAAAGAATATCAAAAAGACAACAAAAACAATTAACAAAATAAGATTTAAATTCCATGAATTTTGTTTAAATGCTATTTCGGGATTAATTGGTTTTGGTGGTTTTTTAGGTTTGAAATTTATTTTATTCACTAAATGAGGAACTGCTTTACTTTCTTTTATAAGATCCATTTATTTCTACATTTATTTTTTTGACCAGCGTTTTACCCCATTACTTGCTTTTTTAATAACCCATACATTTCCATCAAGTCCTGTCTTTTTTGTCCCAATAGGATACTTAGTTGCTGAAACTCCTGGCGACTTACGTCCTCCAGCGGTGGTATACTTCTTACGGGGTCCATCTGAAACCTTCTTGGACCGTTTAACGGTTTTTTTGGACCGTTTAACGGCTTTTTTGGACCGTTTAACGGCTTTTTTGCCAAAGTGAAGCCGGGATCTACGGTATCTTCCAAATGAAACTGAATTTACTGTTGCAGCTTTAAGTGCCGCACCCTCTTCAAGAGCAATGTCATCTGAGACTTGTTCACCGTCAGCATCAAGTATCATAACACCCATAACACCTCGTTTACTTGGGGCAGTTGTAAATCCAAAGGGTGTGACGAGAGCGATAATTGCCCTTTTCCTTTCGACGGGGTCGTCAATGGAGTTAATTTCAGCCATTATGGATTCCGGAGTTAGTGAAACCCTTTCAACAATTTCAGGAGGTTGTTCTGCTCGAAACGCCGGCATTTTACCCTTTATCATAGCAGTCTTCGCACTTCGCATAACGTTTGTCCATCGACTCATCAAACGTTGACGGATACGTTCGGCTTCAAAAGCTGCACACTCGTTCAGTGCGTCCGATTCGTCAACTTGTTCATCGTTAAAATCAAACAACTTAGGACCACGCTTGGTTTCACGGATTGTAAGCTTCTTACCGGCCTTTGCACAAAGTTCGATAATTCCTTGTTTCTTGTCACCCGGGAAATTTTTATTGAGATCACGGACAAGGTCTTCTTTGCTAATTCGTTGAAACATCTTTTTAACTTCTGCTGCCGGCATTGTTGAGGCAATTTCTGCGGCAACGGCTTCTGCATCTTTTGAAGTACTCGGTCCTGATGGTTCTTGGTAAGTACTTGCAGGTGTTCCTGAGATTGTTTCCTCTGCACGGCGAATTTCATCGGGGCTTAGAGATCCACGTTTGATGCAATTGATAAGATCTTCTTCACGCATTTTGGAAATCATCCATTCGATAATGGTCATTTTATTTTTAATTTGTTCGAAGTACTGCCTTGGAGCTTCTGCTTTGGACTCATCGGGATTAAGACTGAGTCCTTCAAGACGAGCAAGTACTTCAGGTGATACACTTGCACTTGGTTCGGATTCACCGGTTTCTTCTTTTTTCTTGCGTTCAGTTGTTTTTCTTGGTTTTGATTCACCTTTTACCTTTGAATCGGCAATTCCACAGTTTCCATTTGCATTTATGGCACATGCAGTTTTTCCCTCGAGGTCTGTACGGGTGATGTCGGTTGTACCTTCGGTTGTAAACGCGTCTTTTTTATCGGGACTAACATTTAATTTAAAGTAGTACTTAGCGGCTCTTCCAGTAGGTGCATCGAAATAGGTATTTCCATCTGCGTCCGTCAGGTAAACAGAGTACCAAGGGGATCCAGGGTATGAAAAGGTACATTCACTTGCACCTATGGCTCCATTAAAAGAATTGAGGAAACCGTCATTTTGTAAAGCTTTTGCAAATAATTTACGAGCTTTTGTTGGATCATCTATATATTCTTGCAAGATAGTCGAGTCCCTACCTTTGCATAAATAAACTGGCTCTTTTTCTTTTGGTGGCATTTACTTTAACTCATCATTTTTTTTTAAACAAAATTAATTTTGAAATTTAAAACGTGAATATTCTTTTTTCAAACGATCGAGTGGGTATAATTCCCATATATCACGTTGACCTATACCCATATCTAAAAATTTATTTATAATTTGTTCTTTTTGGTATCCAGCATCTTTGCTAAGAAAGTCTTTTAATTTTTTACGTAACAATGGATCATACGGTCTAATAGCTCCAGTTTCAACCGAATAGAAATAATTTTTTATTTCTCTTATAGACATTTTCATTAAATAAGGTATAAGTTCTTTATTAATACTTAGTGTTCTAATTTGCTCTGGGATATTACTTATGGAGTAGTCACCTGATGTACATTTAATATCTTCCAAAACAATCAGGCTTTTATTTAATGTAATCTTTTGATTACTTGTTTTATTTCTGAACAAATACCCTCCAGATGTCATCGCAACGTTATCGAGAATATCGCGCAAAGTAAATAACCCGGGTAAACCTTCTCGAATATAACGTTCTCCATTTGCGTAATTTTCGTATTCAAGGGTGTATTGATCGAAATATTGTGAAGGAGTATAAACTTCATCTAAACGAACGATATTACCGTATCTATTTATGGAGCAATCGATTGCAACTTCCTTAATTGCAGTTTCAAATTGACGATTTAATTTCAATTTACGAAGTGCAATGTTATGCATATATTCTTGTACGCTAAAAGTATCGAGGCCCTTGTGTCCACCGAACGCGCGGTTAATCTCTGGATCAGCAACTTTACGAATGCTTCCATTAACGATATCTCCAGCTAAAAATGTTTGTGTGAGATCTCTAATAGAGTAATTGTCTTCAGGAAGAAGTTTAACGTAGGCTTCTCTGAATACCCAACGATTAGGGTCTTTTTGATCAGGATTTTCAAGAATTAAACGACTTTTTACTTTTGATTCATTTTTGTTTCCGTTGACGTCCTTTTTCATAATTTTAAGATCAAATAGACGTTCAGCTGTTCCGATGGTACTTAGGTGAATAAAAACATCGACATATCGTTCTGAACTTGGAAGATCGCGATGGCTACAAAGTCGTATACCTCGAGCTATAATTTGCTGAATGCGTGAATCATTCCACCAAGGATCTAAAATATGGATTTGACGAACATTTTTGAAATCCACACCCTCCATAATAGTCTGCGTTCCAAGGATTACCTTCAAAATGGATCCGTCTTTGTTTTCTCTGGAATTAAACGCGAGTTTTGCCTTTCGAATGTCTTCATCGGCGGTTTTACCTTTCCATATAAAGTAACTCCCTAACGGACCCCTTTTAGGAAATTCAAGATAGCCGATGTGATGTAAAACAGCTGCCATTGAATCAACTCCGTAGTAAACAAAATTTGAATAAATAAAACTCGGTCCCTTGGATTGCATTATAAGTTCAGCAACCTTAGCAAATTTAGAAGAAAACTTAGTTACAAAATTTATCATTTTCATTGTTTTATCGGGCTCTGGAAGTGAACGATCCTTTTGTTGTTGTGCGGTAAGTTCCTTTTTGAATTCTGCAAGACCAGCTTTTAAAACCGAGTCCCGTGATGAATGGGATTCTTCATGCGCTGTCATTCGTGTTTCTGGAAAAGCTATATTAGCGACTAAGTTTGAATTGGTAAAGGTACCTGTAATCATTTCATCGCGAATACTTTCAGTTGAAACAATTTTAACTATAAACTCGGTATTGTCTTTACTACCTGGAGTGTTAATGTCCTTAAATAATTCTTTGGAAAGTACAAATTTGTAAGCTGAATATTGATAAGGACCCATTGAGTGATGCATAATTGTTGTCTTTTTGTATGGATATGCCTCCGGATTTCCTCCCTTAAAGTAACTGACGTAGCCGCTACACATTTGCTGAAAAAGTTCTTTATTAAATAATTCCTTGTCCTTAACAAAGAATTCGTTAAATTCTTCGTATCCATCTGGAAAAAGAATCCTTGGTCTCAGAAGATTTATAACCAGACCAAATTCAAAAGGTTTATCATAAATAGGGGTACCTGTTAATAAAACGACCCTAAACTTTTTAGAAGAATAAAATTTAATTGCGTACAACAATTTACGATAACTGCTTCCAATTGCACTAATTAAATTTTGAATTTCGTCGATGATGAGTAATCCATTTTTAACGAGTAATTTCGAGAGGTATGGGCCGTGTTCGAAGTCCTTGGTATCTTTGGTGTAATCGAAAAGTCTATTGAGAAATGTATCGTGACTGAGTATTTCATAAACTGTATTGACCTTTTTACGTTCTTCTTGTTCAAGTCGACGAATATCCTTTTTAAGTAAGACAATTAACCTGTCTGTGTTGGCTGATTTAGGTTGATTTACGAGGTCTTCAAGTTCGAGATACTTTTGAATAATTACACTTCGTGTAAGTTCATCGATATAATATTGTCTTTCGCCATTTATAAGAATTTCACCTGTTGCTGAACGTATATTTCCATTTTCAACACTTCCAATTATTTCATTGTAATATTGATCAACTAATGAAGCAGGAACAACAATAAGAACGTGAGTATCGGCTCTTCCAGAAATAGGTGTTTCATCAGTACTTCTAAATTTAAACGCTTCACCAACAATTATACTTGTCTGTGTTTTACCAGAACCAAGGCCGTGGTAAACTAAAATTCCATTGTTTTCGACGTGTGTATTTATTGCCCTTGCAACGAATTTTTGTTGTGGTTTAAGAGAATACTTTTCTGGATTACAAGTATTTTTGTAAACAAGTTCAGGTGAATAATCTTCAGAATCTATGTTTTCATCGGGAAAAGAATATTCCCTAAAATTTTCGTTTATCCATGAATAATAGTCTCCACTGGAATATCCAATCATATCGTTTATTTTAAAACGAGCAAAATTGGAGTAGACTTCTGAGCCTTTAAAACACTTTGAATTTACAATTGCACCGTCTATAACTACGTCTGTATAATATTGATTGTATTTTTCACAATCCATTTACTATCCCCGTTTATTTAAATTTTGAATAAAAATAATTAATTTTTCCAACAAAAACGAATTCGATTATCGATATCGGTATTTTGATTCTTAATTTTAAAAAGTAATTTTTTTATTTTTTGTGAATATTTATTTTCGTCGATGTCAGTATCTTTGGGTTCATTGTATTGAACTGTTATACTTTTCTTTTTTTTAGGTTCTTTGGGTTCAAGCTTTGGTTTAGCCTTTGATTCGGTACTTTTTGGTTTGGCTTTTGGAAGAGTACTTTTAACTTTTGAATCGGTACTTTTTGGTTTAACTTTTGTGGTAACTTTTGGTTTTACAGAGTTTTTCTTTTCCATTTATTTATTGCATTAAATTAATTAATTATTTTGAACTTAAAAAAAAATAATTAATTAATTTAAATGAAGTACTACGGGTCAAAAGCTGAGGTTTTCCACGGAAACGCCAAGTACACCAAAGGTGGACTTACGAAAAAGGATATTAAACTTGTAAAGGATAAATATGGAAATGAACGATACAAAAGTAAAAAACAGCAAGCTGCAGGAAAAAAGAAAGGAAGTTTCCGTGAAAAGTGGTCCAAGGCAATGAAAAAAGCCCGTAAAGAACTACTTTCCGAAGGAGTCATCGAAAAGGGTGATTTTGTTCCAGTGGGTGGAAAGTCAAAAGAAGGAAAAGCTCTTTTAAAACGAACTCGGGACAATATGATCGAAACGATTTCTAAAATGAAAATTCGTTAAAAAGGGTAATTTAAAAGAAAAGAGAAGAGTAAATGTCAGACCCAGCCGAAATTAAAAAACTTGAAAAAAGAATAGCTGATCTTGAAAAAAAGATAGACTCACCAAAAAAAGCTAAAGTACCACGTAAAAAGTCTGACTATAACATATTTGTTCAAAAATTCATTGCAACCGAGAAAAAGAAAAACCCTGATAAGTCACATCAGGAACATTTCAAGGAAGCTGCAGCAGCGTGGTCTGCTAAAAAAGACTAACCAAACTTAAAAATATTCAAAAGTTAAAACGTTCCAATTAAAACGTTCCATTTTAAGTATATAAATAATTGTCATTTATAAAAAATGATAATTATTATACTTCTTTTTTCATTCTTTTTTATACTAGCTGTATTACTTTGCCTTAAGAAACTAAACATGCTTCCTTTTATTAAACTGCAGGTATCAAACCCGCAATATAATCGGCAACAAAATCAACACCGGGAATAGAATCAATAGAGGTACTTGAATAATTTTGTATAGCAAATTTCTCCGAATACATATTAACAATAAATTGCAAACTAGGTGGGTGTCCAACAGAAAGATCATATATTACCCATGTATTTTTTGAATCGACCCCCATAACAAGATCGTTTACTTTATAAATTTGTTCATTTGGAGGGTTATACACTGGACTTACCGAACTTATATCAGTTCCAAAATACACGGTATAAGATCCACTTTCACTTAATGTTTGATCGGCTGTCCATTTACTTTTATCAGCACGAATAGCCATGTATTTATACATACCAGTTGCTGAAATGGAAAGTGTATTTTTTCCTTTATCTAAAGTATACTTTAAGTTAGAACCGCCGATTACTTTAGGGTTAGAATATCCACCATATGCCCAAAGCCTTGATATACCCGAAATTGTATTTATTACCGGAGGGTTAGTATTAGGATACTTAAACGTAGTAGGTATATTTCCAGTAATAACACCTATATATTGTTGTGTATTCATAGCATTCATGTATTTATATGTTAATATGTATGGATTAAAAGCAAAAGGTACTTTTGTGAACATGTTAGTAGGAATAAGTGTACTTGAAGAAGTACTTGAAGAAGTACTAGAAGAACTACTAGAATAAGTATCTGAATTCATTAAAGATGTATCATTTAAAAATCTGTACAAAATGTCATTTAATAAATTGCTGACAGTCGTGATATCTTCACTTAAAGACTTATTATAATCCGCATTTAAAGTGGTTGCTTCCATATTTAAATTTGGATTTTCTTTTGCATTTGATAGAATACTAGAAGATAATTGTTCAAGAATACGTAAACACGTTATGTAATCAATATTTGTTAAAACAAAAACTGAATCAAATGATTTAGGATACTCAGATCCATTTCCTTGTGGCATCGATGTTACTGAATTTAAATAAGCAATATTTAAAGTGTCTTGTATATCATGAGATAATTTCTGTGCATGATCAAGGTAATAATAAGCATCGCCCGTTACCGCGTAATTATAACTAAAAACTTGTACAGTATTTAAACTTGAAGCTGGAGAGCTTAATGTTTGAATATTAGAACCATCATTTCCTGGAACAACTGGTCGAAGAGGATTTGCATTTACAGTTGTATTTAATATATATTGTCTTGGATCAGCTTCGTAAGTATAACTTGTATCTGTAAAAGTACTTAATTTATATATATCATTTAAAAGACCATTCATAATTTTTTTTGAACCTGATTCAATTCCAACAAGGCCGTACTTTGAAGTTGTTTGGTCATTAAATAAATTTGAATAACCATGAAATGTTCCACTATTTGTGTAATAGTTGTAATTAGAACGTAATGTAAATGTTTTTGATACAGTTGAAGGTGGGTAGCTACCTTGGGGAAAACTGAAAAAATTGAAATCTGCTCCGTAACCATTTCCATTATTAGTTTTTACTCCAAAGTATAAATTAGGCGTCAAAAAAGACCCATCGTCATTTAAATGAGATCTTACACTAAGAATCGACGGCACTATTGTATAAATTGCTCTATCAAAATTTAATACTTTTATAGGATTTGAAAAGTTTGTTAATCCACTTGTATAAGAATATAATTCAACTTTAGTGGTATTATATAATACTATAATAAACGAAGTAACACTGTTTCCAAATAAAGTCTTTGCAGTTGATATATTTTGCACGGGTAATTCTCTCATATCATAAACACCTGGGTTACCATCGTTGATAACTACAAATTGTATATTATTTTGTGAAGGAAATCTTGAATTTAATGGAGCTATTAAAGTATTTCCTGAAAGATCTGCATTAGGAACCATCCAAATATACCCGACGCGATCCATAAAATATATTACCCCATCAACCGACATTTGCATTATAAAACTACCAAATTTCATCCATATATCCAACTGACCTACCGCACTGCTCCCCATAGCTGGAACGGGGGGATTCTCTATATAATTAAATGCATATACACTTTTACTAGTGGTTGTACTTAATACATTTAAAAAAACATTAGAATAACTTCTTGCGCCAAAAATAAGATCCATTTGTGAACCGCTAAATTGATCTTTATACCATTTGGCAATTCTATTTAAAAGAGTAAAGCATTCTATACCAACGGCTGTTGATTTTAAGTCTGGAAGATAATAAAGATTCGCACTGTTTTCTCCATCGATACAAATTATTCCACCGGGTGGGATAGTTTCTGGTTTAAGGTTATTATTACCATCAGTTGCATATATATTCACTTTTACATTGTTGGTAACATTCATCAAATAATCCACAACGACGCATTTATTCGGCCCAAAACCATTTAATGTTCCCGGTGAACAAGTACCGTCACTGGGACCTCTAACCCACGAGTCATTGCCGGGTACTTTATATAATTCACCCCCGGTTGGTTCAAACGCAGGTTGGCAAAAAAGAGGATTATCCTGTGTACCCCAATAAAAAATAGGGTTTGAATTTACACCGACTGAAAAAGCAACACAGTTATAAATTCCACCACTCATATGTTTTGCGATAAGTTGATAAATAATAAGTTCTTTGTCTGAAACAGCTGTTCCGAGGTGTCTAGTTATAGTTTGCTGACCTACGTAATTACTGTACCTTCCGTTATTCCAAATAATATTAGCATTATTGTACGTAGTACCCATACTGCAATAATTATAAGGTATGATATGAGATGGATCTGGGACAAGTTTATAATAGTTCGGGTTTGGCTCAAAAACAATTTGATTTGGGTAAATTAATGAACCATCGGACGGATTAGCATTATTTCTTCCATATTGAGGATCTTTTATAGAAAAATAAATAGAATTATTTGTAATACTTTGATCTGGAAAACATACTTGAAGATCCTTAATAGTAGTTCCATCTGCCTGAACTACACAACAACCAGCTGCATAATAAATAACTTCATTACTAAATTCGGAAATTGTAAATACAACAGCATCGCTTGGAAAGTTTGATTCAAAAAAATAGTATTCGTCTTTATCTAATACGTTGTAATATAGATTTTTATTTATAGTTGCAACATTTTTATTTCGTGTTAATGTTTTAACAACTTTGCCCATAACCTGGCACCCGCCCCGTATATTGTATTTTAAAAGAGCTATTTGTTTTGGAAAAAGAGTATTAAAAAATGAATTATTAGTTCCAAACAGATTACCCTTTAAACTAAATTGGGAACCAGTTATCATAGCATTAAAACCACCGTCTGTACTAAATGCAGAATAATACGAGACCATTCCAAGTATTGGAAAATTAATTGAAGTATTTATCCCATACGGATAATTACTTTTATCGGTGTAATAACCTATAAATGGGTTAGTTATTTGTGTACTTGGTGTTGTACTTGGCGTTGTACTTGGTGTTGTACTTGGTGTTGTACTTGGTGTTGTACCCGGTGTTGTACCCGGTCTATTTATTAAAAAAGGATTTATTGCTCCAAAAGTACTTTTTGAAATATTTGTAAAATTTGAAACACCACTTCCGGAGGGTGCTGGTTTTTTATTCATATAAACAGGTGTTGTAGTATATGCGTATCCTGGTTGTGATAAAAGCATACAAGATACAGCCATACTTTGACTTATATTAAGTGTAATTACACCTGCAAAAGTTTTTCCGATTTTAAATGGGCTATTTGTATCATTAAATTGATAAATATAAATTGTATTATTTGTATCAATACTAAACCCAACTATATTAAATGATGGGTCAACACTTTGTAATAAACTAGATATACTTCCAAGTGTTACTTTAAACCCGTCATATCCCGATTTAAAAACAATTTTTACACCACTTGATGTGTTCATAAATTTATTATCGGGGAGAGGTGTTTGACCATTATTATACCATTGTTTACCGTCTTTTGTTACCCTAATATATTCCGGAAGTGTGTTATAACGACCACCATCTATTGTCGTTGCAAAAGACGAATAAGGAGCTATAAAATAATTTAAAGTAGGGTTTAATACTACATTTCGGGTTGAGCCGCGCATCTGTAAAACAGCGGCATACCATGAATCACAGTAAAAAGAATTGTATATATTTTTTTGTTGAACTGTATATGTTGTAATGGTATTGCTACCTGTGCCACTTGTTTTTGTATTTACTTTTGATTGCAATGCAATATTTGAATAATAACCCATTGTTTGATAAAAATATCCAAAAAGATTCATTGCAAGTCCATAGTTATTTACTATAATACATTGAAGTACTTTTATAAATAACAGAGATAAGTGACGTGTAGTTGTTGGATTACCGATATCTGGAGGGCGTGTGGTATGATTATTAATTTTGGTAAGATCTGTTGTAAATGAATTCAAATTTTCTAAATAATCCCCTCCAGAAAACATATTTAAATTAAAACTCGGTGGGTTTTCTAAATTATTATAACTTCCATCTGATTTTTTAGAATATGTATCTGGCCTACTACCATAAGAGCCAGAGCCGTTGCTATATCCTGGATCCATAGGTGTAAGACCCCCGTAATAATTAATAGGCATTGCGGCTGATAACGGTATACAACTAGCTGAACTGGTATTAGTAGATAACCCTCCTGTAAGGGCCGGTTGAGAAACACAATCGGACTCTGTATATATAATTGTATTCGCCATTTCACCTGGAACAGTTCCCGTTAAAAAATCAAGAACACCTGTCCCTGGAAATGCACTAACGGGTGTTATAAGACAATTCGGGTCCCATGGAAGCCTTTCGAATGTGTTAGCAGGGTTATTATTAACATTCATGATTTTATTTGCAAGTATTTGTAAATTTTCAGCAACTTTTTGCAGTGCATCCAGATTATATAACATACCTTTTGTTGTATCAACAAGAGTACTGTTTACTAACAGAGAACTATCAGCTCCAGGAACTGCGCTTGGAGTTGTGGGACTTGTACTTGATGTACTCGACGAAACTGTTCCTGAATCAGATAATACATATTGAAATTGGCTTATACCAAGGTAATAAAACATAAATGCATAATTGTCCAACATATCATATGTAAATACATAGTTAGAATCAAACATTCGTGGATCTTCTCTTAAATTTTTGTAAAATTGTTGTGTTGGTTTATATAAATTTCCATAATAAAATGAATCTTTGTAAGTATATGGGTATATAATCGGACTAATGACCGATTTGGAAGATTTAATGTAGGACATGTTTATAAGTGTAAGTATTGCTGATTTATCTCCGTTCTTTGAACTTACTGCGGATGAAGAAACACTGTGTATAAAATATGTTGATGTATCATTGCAAAAATCTATAAAAAGTGAAAGAACACTTGGATCGAGAATGCTTAATAACATGGATAATTGTTTTGTATAAGCATTATTATTAAATGCGTTAAGTACATTTTTGGTAATATTTATTAAATTTGCAGGATCAGTAAAATCCATACACAATATAGTGGCATCACCTATTAGTTTTCCACTTGCATCAACTGCATTTTTTGGCTTCTTTGATGCTTTAACAGAAGTTCCATTGCTACTTACACACGTTTTTAAATTTTTAGATGCATTCGAAGAGTAAATTTTCCCGCATGGATCATTTAAAATACCAACATATCCTGTATAAAAAGTATCCATATAACTTCCTAAATTTGCGTATTCAGAGTCAGTTGCAAAATTATAAGGTTTTATTGGGCTATTTCCATTCGATTTAGTCGGAAAAACAACGTTATTCTTTTTAACAAGATTATATTGTGGATTATGTACAACTGTCCAAGTATTTGTAGTAAGATCACAAGAATACTTTACAAAAGGTGTTCCACCCATATAAGCGTAATATTGTCCTATTGTAGGTGTAAAAAGTGTATATGGACCAGTTACTGAATAAGATCCATTTATAACCGGGTTTGAGGTTACACTACCATCTTCCAATGAATCTTGAAAACAAAATTGGTTCATATTTAAATAAGTTTGGATTAAAAGACAAACATTTGGTGAATAAGCGTAAATTCCATTTGAATTATTAGAATTAGCAATATTTACGAGGTCATTTGGTGAAAGTTTTTGCCAAAATTTAAAAACATACGCGTGCTGTGTTTCATCAAATACACCCACGTAATATGCATAAATATTATCAGATGATACATCAGCTGGAACAATAACTTCACGTGAAAGAAGTGAAACTATTGTAGTTATTAAAGCAGCGCTTGCAGTAGCTCGTAAAGTTTCTTCATCCTTTTGTAATTCTTCAGCTCTTGCAGCTGCAGCCGCGTCAAAAACAGCCTGTAAAATAGAATAAATCACTAGTGCAAGTGCAGCTAATTGTAAAGCAGCTTCGGCAAAAGGTGCAAGAGGACCCAACGCAGCTACTACTGCTTGACCAGCTGTTTCCATCCAAATTAAAAGCGCTGATGTTGTTCCTTCTACAACAGCAGCACCAGTACCTTCAGCTGCTGCAACAGCCACCACTTCAAGACCTGCTTCTAGGCCTGCTTCAGCTGCTGCAACACCGGCCCTGGTTGCTACACGTAGACCCACGTTTTCAGCAACATCTGAACCAATAACACCTACCTCAGCTCCAGCATCAGCAGCGGCTTCAGCAAGAGGAGCCCCAGTTGTTATTTCTCCAGCTGCATTTGTAGATATAGCTCCTTCTACACCCATTCCATCTATAACAGCTGGGTTTGCAACAGCTGCTTCTGCATCACCTGTAAGAGCAGTGGTTTGGGCTGCGGCATCACTTGAAAACATTCCTTTTATACCTTTATAACCTCTTTGCATCATTTCCAATATTTTATCACCAGCGTACCAGTTTGCAGCTTGTTCAGCAATAAATAACATATTTTTGAATACACTATGTGTTGTTTGTGCGTATTCAACAACTGCATAAATAACCATTGCAACTCCACCAGCCAACATTACCTTGTTTACAAAAGGATGTTTAAGAAAGGCTTCTGCGGCTCCTTTTACTTTTGACATTGCTTTTTTAAATTGGGTGCTAGAAGAATCAATAAATTTAGAAAGTACACTTTTTGAGTCTACCCATTTTCCATCGATGTATTCTTTATTGAGAAGTCTACCCACATCTTCTTCTGTAGGGGAAGGTGTAATCTTTGTAGGGTCTGTTTTATCACTCCATACACCGATTCTACCAGAACTACCTGGACCAGACATTATATTAAGATGTGTTAATAAAGATTGTACATTTTTTATAAATGTTGATATCGGTGTTCGTATAGTACCTAGTTTTCTAAGAACAGAATCTAATATTTTCAGTTCTTCTTCAGCTACTAGAATCTCTTTTTGGAGTAATTTTAAATCCTCTGCTCCGACTAAACCTAAATTGCGTTTTTGTGCTACTAATTCGGGGTTTCCTTTTTCAGCACTAATTGTATCTCGTGTATCTCCAATATTTGTATTTTTTTCAGAAAATAAACCTGTTTTGATTTTTGCCTCACGTGCAGCTAATTTTTCACCGGCAACCCTTTGTCTTTCTTGCATAAACTTAATGTCTTTAGCTAGACCTTTTTCCGATGCACGCAAAGCTTTATTTTTAGCCTCTATTCGTTCTCTGTCCATTTGAGAAATTCGGCCTTTATTTTTTTCCGAATTGATTGATTCTAGCTGTTTGTCGCTTACTTCTAGGCGTTTTTTAATATTTTCATGTTCTTCCATTAATTTACTTGCTTTCTTTTCAAAATCTTTCATTTTTGAATCAAAGTTTTTTGTCTGTTTCTCGTATATTTTTTCAAATTTTACTTTATCTTTTGCTGCTGTTTTTGTTCTATTTTCTTCTTTCATGTCTTCCAATTTTTTCCTTTCTTCCTTGTATTTTTGTAGTTTATCTTCGCTATTTTTTATTTTTTTGTCTATAGCTTCTTTGGCTCTCTTTTGAAATTTAGGTTCATTTAATTTTTTTAGTTCTTTTTCAAGAACTAATTTTTCTTCTTTTAATTTATCCAGTTCTTTTTCAATCGAAGCATTGTCGTACACACCTTGTTTTATATCATCTTGTAAAATTAGAATTTTTTCATTAATTTTTGCAAGTTTGGCATTTCTAAATTTAATTTGCATTTTAAAAAGTTTTGATTTTGATTCGAGCTGTGCCAATTCAGATTCTATTCTATTTAATTCTTCAGGACTGGCAAAATCACCTTGTGCAAGTTCTTTAGTAAACTGCAAACGTTTTTGTTTAAGATCATTTATACTTTCTTCATATAATCTTAATTCATCTTCATTTGTATTAAATGAATCACGTATTTTTTTAAGATCTTCAAGTTTTTGTTCATGGTATTTTTCTAAATCGTTTAATAGCCCTTCAGATTGGTCAAAATACATTTCATTTTTAAAAAAATCAGATTTTTCTACAGCTTCGACAACCTTCCCCCTGTTGGTGTCATTTGCTTTTTTACGGTATTGCTCAATTTTAATTTCAAGTTCTTCTAAATATCTAGTTGATCTTTCAAGCTCAGCTTGGATAGTTTGCAATTTTGATTGTTTGTTAACTGCTTTTTGAAGTTCTGTTTGCTCAGCTAGCGCTTTTTCAGAGGTCTTTCTAGCATTTTCTTCCAAAATTTGTTTTTCTTTAATTAAATTTTTTGTTTTAGCTTTTTGTTCAGAAGCACCCTTCAAATCAGATTCAGCTGTTTCTTTTTCAGCAAGTGCAGCTGCTTCAGCTGTTTTAGCATCTTTGACATCTGTTTGTAATTGTTCTTCTTGTCTAATACGTTCAGTTAAAGTATCTTTTGCTTTTGTTTCTGCTTGTAAGTCTACTTCATATTTAGCTTGAACTTGTTCCACTACACGATCTGCTTCTGCGTTTAATGTTTCTTCATTTACCACAGCTTTATCTTTTTCTAACGTTCTTTCAAACTCTTGATTTTTAATTTCTATCGTTTCATTAATACTTTTTATTTGTTTTCGTGTGTTGCTTTCAAAATCAGTTCCTTTTTTTAGAAGTTCATCTTGATGGGCTTTATTTTCCAGTTGTTTTTTTCGGTAAGCTTCTTCTACCGCAGCTTTAGATTTTAATTTATCAGCTTCAGCATTTTTTATTTCATTTTCAATTTCACCTGATCGTATTTCTGCTTGTTTAGCAGCGTCAGCTTCAGCACTTTCAAAAACTGCCTTTGAGTTTATTTTTTCAATTTCTAGGCGAGCCTCTAATTCTTTTTGTTGAATTCTAGATAAGTACTCATCGTTTAATAAATCTTTATATTCTTGTAAATCAACAGGTACTTCAAATCCTCCTCTATTAATAGAAATTAAATATCTTATTCTTTGAACAGTTCCTTCTGTTATAGTCGTTAATTTTTGTAATCTTTCTATATCAATACTTATTTTATCTATTTCCAATTGGAGTTCAATTTGCCTAATTGGGTCTCTTTCATTTATTTTTAATTTTTCTAACTCATTTTTTTCTAACGTAAGTCTTTCTATTCTTCCAAGCTCATTATTGAGTTCTATTTGATCGAGATAAAAATGGGGTTTATTTAATTTTTCATTAAGTTCTACTAATTCTTGTGTAAATTTTGCTGATTTACGCTCAAGTGTTTTAGTTTGACCTTCTACACTTTGTTCAGCTTGCCGTATTTCCGCATCTATCTGTAACCTCCCTTTTGTTTGTTGACCTCCGAGAATTTCTCGAATACGTTTAGCTAATTCTGGTCTTTTAGACGCAGCATTACGTAACCACCCTTGTTCGGCTTTATCAAAATAATATTTATACAAATCATCACGGTCTATTTGGTCTAATATTTCTTTACTTATTCTTTTTAATTTTTCTATTCTATTGTCATTATCTAACCTTATAAATTCTTCAAGTTTACTTTTTAACTCTCTTAGTTGATTTGGCACTTCATTTGTTGTTTTAATTTGAAGTTTGATTTTTTTTATTTCTCCGTTAATTTCAGCAACACGTACTTCATCTGTTGTTTGAATATATCCATCTTGAAATCTTTCATTAAAATTTGTTAAAGCTTTTTGTCTTACATTTAATTTATCAACACTCTCTTCATAGTTTCTAAGCGATTCTCTTTCTTTAGATTCAAATGCTCTTTTTCTTGTGTCCTTTTCGTTTTTATTAGCTAAATCTTGCATTCTTTTTCTTCTGTCTATGCCATCTAATTTATCTTGGGTTTCCCTATCAATTTCCTCAAATTTTGTATTTTTCTCAGCTGCAGCTGCTTTTTCCGCACTTATTCCGGATTCTGAAGCCATCTTATTATAACGTTCATTTTCACTTGTGATTTGTAATTCAAGATCCTTTATTTCTTTTTTTAATCCTTTTACAAAATTTTCATGTGAGAGTCGTGTAAGCTCATGGGAAGCATTACTTTTTTCAAATTGTAATTTATATTGTTCTCTTATATTTCTTATTTCCGCCGCACTTTTATTTTTTAATTCTTGAATTCTGCTTTCTACGGTCGCCAACTTTCCTTTTAAATCTTCTTTGTATCCTTTTTGAGACTTTTGTAAAGCATTTTCAGCTTCTTTTAATTTGCTTTGTGCTTTTTTGAGAATATCTTCTCTCTGTTTTAAAATGTTTTCAGCTCCTTTTTTTGAAGCTCTATCTCGTTCTAATTGGTCTTGCAATTCTTTTTCAGATGGACCTTCAATTGGCTTAGATTCACCTGTAGCCGGTTCAGTTGGAACAACATCACTTTGAGCAGTTCCCGTTGCATCTTTGGCATTTGTAACACTTTCTTGGTATCTTTTTAAATTATCTTGACCGACTTTATCTATAACACGGTTGTATTTTTTTATTTTTGAGTTCAGTGTATCAATTTTATTAAGTTCTCTGATTCTCTGTGCATCAAATGTTTTAATTTTTACTATTAATTGAGCTTTACTATAATTTTTAAATTTAAATTCATATATTTTTTCTCGAAGACTCCTTACAACAACTCTTCTATCAAATTCAGATAACCTTGCTTTACTTTTTTCTATTAAATTATTTAATTCACTTATTCTTTTTTCACGTTCAGCTATTTTGTCTGCATTATCAGCTTCTTGATCAATTGAATTTCTTAAATCGTCTATTTGAGATTGAGCTGAATCTATTTCAGTTTGATATTGCAGTTCCACTAATTCAACATTACGCACGTGTTCTAAATGAATTTTTGAGACTTCTAACTTTGTTTGTTCAAATGATAATATACTTTCGTTTATTTTACCTTCGGTAAGAAGTTCCTGTGCTGTTTCAACTCTTATCTCAGAGAGTTTAACACGGGTGTCAAATAATTTGTTTTTTAGTTCAAGTTTTGCAAAGTCTTCTCCTGTAAGTGTAAAATCTGTGCCGTATTTTGCTACAAGCTCTTCTTCAAGTTGCAATAATTTATTATAATTTTCATTGTTTTTTAAATAAGAATCTATAATTGAATTTTTTCCAAAAGAATCAATTATTGAAACAGCGGTATTATCTTCGATAGAAAGTAATACTTTATCAACGTAACTTAATTTATTATTTAAATTTTTTATAAGTTCTGGATTAACGTTTGTAAGATAAAGTGAATTTGGGTTATAAAAATAAAGTTTATTTGATATTAACCCTATTTCAAGAGAAATATCACTAAGAAGACCGTTTAAGAGTACACGAAGACGAGTTAATTCAGAAAGACCTTTTGCTTTTTTCTTTCTATCGGCTGATTGTGTTTTATCGAAAAACTCTGTATTCTGATATTCTTGAATTCTTATAGATTCTTTTTCAGAATAAAAATCAATTTCTTCATGTATGATTTGATTTATTCGTGAAGAAACCCTGTTTGAAAATTTTTTATCGAGAATTTCGATTTCACTAAGATCAATATTGATTTTTTCACGAGCACTTTCTAATTCATTAGTTTTTGACAGATCACGTTCTGAATTCATATCACGTTCAACATTTTGTTTTTGATCTTCAAATACATTTTTATTTTTATTTTTAAAATTATTTTGTTTTTCTGTTATTTGATCAGTATCGACTAAATTTTTAAACAAACGTTCTCGAACATTTTTAATTTTTTCTTTAATTTGATCCTGGATACCAATTGATTTTTTTATATCATCAGCTTCCAAAATTATTTTATCAATTTCAGCAAGTAATTTTTTATTTTCTTCCATAAATTTTACTATTTTATCATGATCGCCATTCTTAAAAATATCTTTATCGACAATATCTTTAAGACGCTCTCTCGTTGAATCCGAAATTTTATTTGTACGATCATTCACAATGTTATCTTTTATATTTTTTAATTTAGATTCAAATGATTGACGTTCATTATTTAAAAATTTATTTTTAAGCCCTTCACGTTGAGATTCAGAAAAACCATTTTTGCTGTCCTCGATTATTCCCTTTAAACGTTCACGTTCGGCTTCGGTAAAACCATGTTCGCTTTCTGAAATATTCTTTTTTAAAAGTTCACGATCAGGTTCTGAAAGCCCATTCGTGCGATCCTCGATTACTCCCTTTAGACGTTTACGCTCAGCTTCAGTAAAACCATGTTCGCTTTCTGAAATACTCTTTTTTAAACGTTCACGTTCAGGTTCAGAAAGTCCATTTTTGTGGTCTTCAATAATTCCCTTTAGGCGTTCACGATCTGATTCTATAAAACCACGATCGCGTTCGGAAATACTATTTTTTAAAAGTTCACGATCAGGTTCTGAAAGTCCGTTTGTGCGGTCATCAATAATTGCCTTTAGACGTTCACGCTCAGCTTCTGTAAAACCACGTTCGCTTTCTGAAATACTATTCTTTAAACGTTCACGTTCAGGTTCAGAAAGTCCATTTGTGCGATCTTCAATAATTGCCTTTAGACGTTCACGTTCGGCTTCAGTAAAAGGACCGCTTTTTTCAGAAATACTCTTTTTTAAAAGTTCACGTTCAGGTTCTGAAAGTCCATTTTTGCGATCTTCAATTACCCCTTTTAAACGTTTACGTTCAGCTTCTGTAAAACCACGTTCGCTTTCTGAAATACTATTCTTTAAACGTTCACGTTCAGGTTCTGAAAGTCCATTTGTGCGATCCTCGATTATCGCTTTTAAACGTTTACGCTCTGATTCCGTAAAAGGGCCGCTTTTTTCTGAAATACTCTTTTTTAAAAATTCACGGTCAGGTTCTGAAAGTCCATTTTTGCGATCCTCGACAATTCCCTTTAGGCGTTCACGTTCAGCTTCCGTAAAACCACGTTCGCTTTCTGAAATACTCTTTTTTAAACGTTCACGTTCAGGTTCAGAAAGTCCGTTTGTGCGATCTTCAATTACCCCCTTTAGACGTTCACGATCTGATTCTATAAAACCACGTTCGTGTTCGGAAATACTCTTTTTTAAAAGTTCACGGTCAGGTTCTGAAAGCCCGTTTTTGCGATCCTCGATAATTCCCTTTAGACGTTTACGCTCAGCTTCAGTAAAAGGGCCACTTTTTTCGGAAATACTCTTTTTTAAACGTTCACGTTCAGGTTCAGAAAGTCCGTTTGTGCGATCTTCAATTACCCCCTTTAGACGTTCACGTTCGGCTTCAGTAAAAGGACCGCTTTTTTCAGAAATACTCTTTTTTAAAAGTTCACGTTCAGGTTCTGAAAGCCCGTTTTTGCTGTCTTCAATTATCCGCTTTAGACGTTCACGTTCAGCTTCCGTAAAACCACGTTCGCTTTCTGAAATAACATCCTTTAAACTTTCACGTTGAGATTCAGAAAGCCCGTTCGTGCGATCCTCAATAATTCCTTTTAGACGTTCACGATCGGATTCTATAACATCTTTTAATTGTTCGCGTTCAGGTTCTGAAAGCCCGTTTGTGCGATCCTCGATAATTCCCTTTAGACGTTCACGTTCAGCTTCTGTAAAAACACGATCGCGTTCGGAAATACTATTCTTTAAACGTTCACGTTCAGGTTCAGAAAGTCCATTTGTGCGATCTTCAATAATTGCCTTTAGACGTTCACGTTCAGCTTCTGTAAAACGACTGTTACGTTTTTCTTCTTCAGCTCCAAGTTTTCGGCGTTCTTCTTCAGAGAGACCCTTGTTACGTTTTTCTTCCTCGACAACACGATTACGTTCTTCTTCGGAGAGTCCCTTATTACGTTTTTCTTCCTCAGCAGCGAGTTTTTTACGTTCTTCTTCGGTAAGTCCCTTGTTACGTTCTTCTTCCTCAGCAGCGAGTTTTTTACGTTCTTCTTCGGAGAGTCCCTTGTTACGTTCTTCTTCCTCAGCGGCGAGTTTTTTACGTTCTTCTTCACTAAGCCCCTTCTTACGTTCTTCTTCCTCAGCGGCGAGTTTTTTACGTTCTTCTTCACTAAGCCCCTTCTTACGTTCTTCTTCTTCAGCCACACGTTTACGTTCTTCTTCCTCGGCGACACGTTTTCTTTCTTCTTCCTCAGCAGCAAGTTTTTTACGTTCTTCTTCGGAGAGTCCCTTGTTACGTTCTTCTTCCTCGGCTGCAAGTTTTTTACGTTCTTCTTCGGAGAGTCCCTTGTTACGTTCTTCTTCCTCAGCAGCAAGTTTTTTACGTTCTTCTTCGGTAAGTCCTTTCTTACGTTCTTCTTCTTCAGCCACACGTTTACGTTCTTCTTCCTCGGCGACACGTTTTCTTTCTTTTTCCTCAGCTGCAAGTTTTTCACGTTCTTGTTCTTCGAGTAACCTTTTACGTTCTTCTTCAAGTTCTTTGAGTTTTCTACGTTCTTCTTCTTCTTCTTCGATTTGCCGACGCTCTTCTTCTTCGGTTAATCTTCTACGTTCTTCTTCTCCAGGCCCTCCTTTTTTTCTAAACCGCCGTCTGTTCCCCAGATCGATACTATCTGTTAGTTTATTGAAAACAAAATTTGCTAAACACATTTCCGGATTTGAAATACATTGTAACACTTCTAGTAAAATTATTAATACAGATACTAGTACAGCTATATTAGATAATTTTCTTATACTTAGAACACCCATTTATATAAGATAAATATAATTAATTAATTGTATTTACCTTATATTTTTATATTATCTTATAAAATGTTCAAACGTTTTTTCATATTTCTCCAATAACAAAATGGATCAAATTTGCACGTTTTGTAGTCTGAGTAAACACAGTACCCAATAAATCCAATGATTACAAGCAAAATAAGGCTAAGAATAGACATTATATCCATGTTTGTTAATAAATTAAATCAATATTTTATTTTAAAATTAAAACCCGAATATACTACTCAACTTATTAGTAATGTAATCTAAACTGTTTGGGTTACCGGTTAAGTAGCAAAGTGGATCAACTCCACATACTTTACTTCTGTCATATACCCATTTACCTATATATATAAGTAAAAAAATAACTACACACATTAAAATAGTTTCTATAAGTGTTATAGGATCCATAATTTGTAGTTTACCGTTATTTTTATTCGTAAAAAAATAGTACATAAAATGATAATCATTATTAAATGAATATACAGATTAAAAAATTTGACCCGACTACAATAGATCCATGTCGTGTTTGTGTTTTTATAGGAAGACGTGGTACGGGTAAAAGTCAGCTTGTTACAGATATTCTTTATCACCAGCGTAAAATACCTATGGGGGTTGTTATGAGTGGAACTGAAGAATCAAATGAACACTATCAAAAGTATGTCCCCGATTCGTTTATTTATGGAAAATACGAACCGGAAGTTATCAACAAGGTAATAATGCATCAAAAAAAAATTGTTAAAAAAATGACACCAAAAGAAAAAGAAGATTTTTCTGATCCCAAAAACAGCGTTTTTGTTTTACTCGATGATTGTATGTTTGATAATAAATGGACACGTTCGGAAGACATGCGTTGTATTTTTATGAATGGAAGACATTACCGTATTTTTTTGGCTTTAACGATCCAGTACGTTATGGATCTTCCACCTAGTTTAAGAGGCCAAGTTGATTATATCTTTGTTTTAAAAGAAAACATTTTAGAAAATAAACAAAAACTTTGGAAACATCTTTTCGGAATTTTCCCTACATTTGAAGCCTTTAATGAAGTATTGACTCAATGTACGGAAAATTACGAATGTTTAGTACTCAATGTAAGAAGTACTTCTAACAAGATAGAAGACGTTGTTTTTTGGTACCGTGCAAAAATTGGACGAAATTTTAAAATTGGATGTCCATCGTTGTGGGAACATCACCGTAGAAACTATAACCCTAAACATGACACACCACCTGAAGAATCCCCCGAATTAAAAAAGAATAAAGTTAGTATAACAGTTGTTAAAACTGATCCATCTGGAAAATCTAAAAAAAAATAAATATTTAAAGCTTTCCGATAATAGCAGGGTCAAGACGGGCAAGAAGTTGATTTTGACGGGCAAGAAGTATAGACCAAACAGCATGTTTTGTGGGCCCGTCGAATTTGAAGTATTTGCTTTGCACCATGTGGTCATTACTAACATCTGAAACAGCGTCTATTGAACCATCAGCCTTTCTAGTAGGATTAACCGGGGGGTAAAATGTAGAGTCATCGCCAGCTCCGTCTTTTAGGGCAATACCAATTGCACCAGCAGTTGCGGACATGCTGCTTGCTGGCCAAGCACCAACCATATCTTGGACTTTTCCATTAGAAGAGTAACCGTTATTATTTCCAACTGGTATATTTGCGAGACCATACCCCAATACAGCACTACCTGAGCTCGATGGGCTACCTTGAATACCAGTTATATAGGTATAAAGTTGGGTGTACCCTTGTATGGCTGTTAGAAACCCCACTGTTCGCCTACTTCCTTGCGTTGATGCAGAACCAGCATCTCCATTTGCTACTTTTGGCCATGTTTTGTCACCAATACCACCATTATTTACATCACTGATATTTAGTCCAATGTATGGCCCATTCCATCCATATGGTGATAAAAGACCAAGATCATCGAGTGTACCATATACTTTTGTATTTACTACTGCATCTGCGTTAGTTGGTGAACTAAAAGAATAAGAATAAGTACCATCATTTTGTTTATCAGACATATAGGCATTTATAGAATCCTGATTTAAATACCAATTTAATACATTCATTTGATCATTTCCTAATGTAACCCCGGTTGGAAATTGAACACCATCAATTGCGGTACCTCCCTCAGTTAAAGGGATTGTCCCCGACCACAAAAGCACAAGTGGGTTTGTGTATGTTGATCCAGTTCCATACCATACAATTGGAGTACCAAGGTCACCAGATCCCGGATAAGGGCTCACTCCGGTGACTTTGGGCCCCCATTGAATTTGACCATTCCCGTCAGCACTGTTGTCGCTTGCTACAGGGATTTTATACTTTAGAGGGGCTGGTGTTTTGGTTACTGCTCCGAAACTAAACCCGAAACTCGATTTTACTTGTTTGGCACCTCCAAAGAAGAAATACCATATAACGAAAATTACAAGAACTATACCTACAATAGTCAGGAATCTTTTATTTTTGGGCGTCATCATTTTTGATATATTATACTATTAAATATTATTTTATTTTACGAATTAATTATTTTAAATTGCTTAGATACTTCACGACAATTTGAGTATTATTTAGAATATTTGAATAATAATTCACAAAAGCTTCAAGTTGTTGGGAATTATATACTCCTTCGGACTTTTCTACTAATTTAATTGCATTTGTGAGTAAAGGGATTAGTTCATTAGCTTTTGAAAGTACCTCAGGAATTTTAGTATTATCAATCGACCCACTTGAAGTAACGTCCGCGATTAATTTACCGCTGCTTCCAACAGAAAGTAACGTTTGTCCTGGAATGGATACCATCATTTTAGAATAACTTGGATCGTTTATAATTGCATTAATTTTTTCCAAAACGGGATTCAATTTATTTAAAAAGTTCTGTTGAATAGGTGTAAAAGAACTTACTGCTGGTTTGTTAATTAAATAAACAGCGGCTAACCAAATAAGAATAATAATGATAATAATTAAATAATACATTATATTTATTACTCTTATTTTAAATTTTAAACTAATAAAAATGGTGCATTTTGTAGAGCTATAGCAAATGCAGAATTTGTTAAAAAGTTTTCTATTTGTGTTATAGTAACACTTTTACCCTGAACTTGGGTGTACATATATAACGCAAAAACAAGCGCTACCGTAATAACAATCAACTTTTTTTGTAATGATGCGTCTTTTAAAACAAGTAAAGCCATTTATTATTACCAGATAAATTAATTTTAATAGAATTTAATTTAAAAGAAGATAAGGACTGTGGTAATTTGTTGGAGGGGCATCCTGGCAGTGGGGCCCTTGTTGAGGAAGAGGGGTGTCTTTCCATACCATCATGCAACTTTGACCAGGTACATTGCATTGTTTAGGAAACTCTTGTGTTTGTTGAAGATCATTGACCAGAGGAGTACCACCACTGTAGATAACACCTTGCTCTGAACCACTGCAAGTGTTAGGGGCTCCTTGAAGTTCCATATTGATAAATTGATTCGCTGTCGTTCTAAGAAATTTATTTGCAAGCATTGTACCGTTATCTTGCATGTACTGTCTAAGTTCATGGCCAGTTACTGGTCCACCTGGCATAGCGTTATTAACTAGGTATGCGTAAAGATCACTGCTATTACGGAATTCAGTCATGTAATCAGCCGGTTGACGGTAACTGAGAAACTGGTTTCCATCCACTGTTGTAGGGATGAAATTATAACTTTGTAATGGATTCATGTGTAATAATAATAATTAATATTTTAATTTTTAATTAAATAATTAATTTTCTTCTTCATCGTCGGTAACCTCAACTTCGACTTCTTCATATTCGTCTTCTTGAGTATCGTTAATAATTTTTACTTCTTCAGGTACCTCTTCTACACTTATTGCGTTTTTTACAATTACTTGGGGTTTTGGTGCAACATTTCGCGTTTCTTCACGTCGTGGGGGATCACGGGTAGCCCTTTGGGTTGCATTTCTCTGTTCGCGTTGATTATTTTTAAGGAATTCGGTAATTGTTTTAAGTTGTTTCTCGAGGTCTTCCATCTTTTGTTCGATTTTTTCATTTGCACCACCATTTTGTTCTTTCTTGATGGTTACAAGTTCCTTGCGTACACTTTTAATTTCTTTAAGAGCAAAAATACCAATTCCTATAGCACTTCCTGCACAAATAAGAGGGACCCACTTTGAAATAGAATCCATAACTTTATTTGGAGAAATTACAGCTGTTCCTATTTCTGGGACACCTGGACTTGGAACCTTAAAAGTGGGCTTTCTTGACATTTTATCCATGTTTTTTAAAGGTATACATTACATTATTTTGTTTTTTTAAACGCTTTTTTTATTTAACAAAAAAAGTTGTAGTTCAGTTGATACTGCTTCATTACCTGGATTAAGAACTGTTGTAATAAATTTTATAGCCGTTTTTGAAAGTATTCCTTTACTTACTAAAATGGAATATAAATTTAATGGTTTAAGGTCTTCTTCTGAATGTATTGGAATAATATTTGAATTAATAATTTTATATTTTCCCAAAGTTATAACTGGTGCATTTCCTTGTAACTTTTGATTTATATTTTCAATGTAAAGCGGGTAATAGTAGTATTCAAAAGAATCAAGATATATACATTCATTTTGACCAGGGCTTGTATAACTTTTTTCACCTGCACCTGGACTTGTAGCAAACCTATTCATACAAGAACATATACTACATATTTCAAGCGACTTAGGTTTTTTGGAACTACTTAATGCAGGAAGTCTTATAAATTTATTATTAGCTTCTTCATCAAGTGCATTTGGTATAGGTATTATTATATTAACAAATGACGTACTGATATATTTTTGACCACCTTCAAATAAATTTGATGCTAAAACAACACATTCCTGAAAGTCATTTTCGCATTCATTTGCACGTTCAATGTCTTTACATATGTCATTCACGTTATTTATTCCTGTAAAAAGAGTGCTTTGTGATCCACATATGTCTCTGTTTCTGCATAAAAATCCCGGGTCTGAACAAAGATCATCGATATATTTATTTACTTGGTCGATAGTTTCAACCTCTAGAAATGATCGATTCATTTATTTTATATTGTTATTTTTTTTAAGAAAATAATTCACTAAAGCTTGGTATCTTTTTTGTTTTTAAAAGATAAAAAATAGTTACAGCCAAAAGTACTATTATCAATATAGTAAATGGATCAAATGTAATTGAGCCAAACTGTGATTTTTTTCCAAATGAACTGAAACTATTAAACAAAAATGGGTTTTTAATTACCCCGGAACTTGACCCAGAACTAGAAACAACAGGTTCGGAACTAGAAACAACAGGTTCGGAACTTGATACAACAGGTTCGGTGTCAGGTTCTGAATCGGTGTCAGAATCAGAATCGGAATCGGAGTCTTGTTTAATAATATAATTATTTTGTGTATAATTAATCGGAGAATTAACAGGTGCATTGATAGCTCGGTTATCGGTTGGTGCATTGGTCCAAGTACTTGGTGCATTGGTCCAAGTATTAGGTGCATACCATTTATCAGAGCTTGGTACAAATGGATTTGACCAGTCTCTTGAATCTTTTTCACCAGTGTAATCGGCTTCACTTTTTGGTAATCTTTTTATTTTAATTGTTTCGGGGGTATAACTTAATGAGGACATACATCCACCTGATTCTTGTTGATTCATGGATCCAAAGAGAATACTATTATCTAAAGAACTTTGGTCTAAACACCCTAAAACACTTTCGTTTTGAAACATTTACTTTAATTAATTATTTTTTTATTGATTAAAATTCGTCCTCAGTTGGGTTTTCACCCATTTCATTTATAAGATCTATACCAAATATAAATGTACCTTGATAACTCGGGCTATTAGGACTATTAGGATACTTCAGTTTAAGACCCTTTTTTACGGTGATAGAGTAATTTCCAAATACACCCATGTAATAGTCCGTTGTAAATTTATGACGTTCGAGATGGCACTCTTTACAGTGTTCATTAAAGGCCTGAACAAAATTCTTTTCACGGCAATAAAGCTCTTCACCCAAAAGTACTTTTCCTGAGGAAATAAAGTGTTCAAGAGAGTGCGTATTTTGAGCCATATCGCGTTGTGTCATACGGAAATACTCAGGTAAACTAGTCCAGAAATCTTGTCCACGGTGTTTATTTACTGCACTGAGATAAGCACATGCTGATTTTTTAATGATACTTGGTAATTCAATTGCAAGTTTTGCATCGAGGTCTGAATCCTTGTTATTTACTTTTTTATGAAACTTTGCAACAACAAGTCTTCGGCTGATACTTCCAGAGTTATCGGTATAATTCGGAGGTTCATTACCGGCAAATAACCCAGGTATTTTCCATTCAAGATAATGCGATTCTTTGTGTTTAACTGGAAGCTGCATATCACCACCTTCAATAAGAAGCTGGAATTCAGATTGTTCCAACCGAAGATCTCCTTTAATCTCAGGGGCTAAAAATAAAAGACGGTCCTTTAAAGCGCTCAGACCAAATGTTTTTTCAATGTTGTTACTAAGTACTCCTACATCACATGTTTCATAAAATTTTTTAACTAACTTGGTGATAGTACTTTTACCACTCCCAGCAACGCCTTCTAAAAACAAAGCGACTTGCCAATTATCAAGTTCACCAAGATCGAATAAAAGGCGTCCCAAGAAAACATACAGCCATCTAGAAACTTCTTCTTCAAATTCTTGGTAATCAAAAATACTTTGTAAACTCGGAGTTGGAATGTCGTACCAATCATCGATAGAATCGTAATTATTAAAGGTATCCAAAAAGAATTTACTTGCTACTATATCAAGATCGAGGCTTTTGGTAAGATCCGCTCCATATTCATAAAAGTGATCAACGTAAAATGTTTCTCCGTTCGGGCCTTTTTCACTTTCTTTACAACAGTAAATACCATTTTTAAAAGCAAAGACGTGTCTATCTTTTTTAAGATCGAGTATTCTCGGGTCTTTACAGTTTTCCAAAAATTCAGTTGCATTACGAATATTAGCAGCATTACTTGTAAGATTGTGCCACTGTTGGTAGTCTTGGCAGTATTCAGTTTTTTCATAAATAAATTGTTTGATGCTCAGTTTTTCTTTCCAGGCATGAGTAAAATGGCCGTTATAAAGTATTTTTTCATACAAAGAGTCCTTGTAACGTTGATACCCACACAAATAAATGTTGTCTAAAAGATACAACAACAAATTTTGAAACGGGCTATTAGATTCAACATTTGGTTCGATAAATCTAAGAATACCGAGATTATCAGATACCCCAGAAGATTCACCGGAATGACTATTTTTTAAAATAGCACCCATTTTCAAAATTTTACATGAATAATCTATGGATTCAAAAATTTTATTAAAAGTAACTTGAACTTCAGAAAATTTATCTTCATTACTCGTAAAATTCGCTATACACTGTTGAAGATAAACAACATTGTACAAACATTTTTTATAATTTATTTCAAGTTCTTCACAAGTATAATTATCAGCATGTAACCCAAAATTATCTATAGCCTTAGCTATAAAAGTACAAAGGTTTTTGTTATTCTCTAAAACCCATTTCGTCTGAAAGGAATAAAGATAACTGCTTAATTCTGCTTCTGAAGAATTTTCAAAGCGTGTCTTGATCCCCACAAGCTCCTCGTAATTATTCATTGCTACTTACCATATATTATTTTTATTTTTTAAGTAAATTAAATTAACTAAAAAATAAAAAATTAAAACGTGACCCCGTGTTTATACAAATTTAATATTTACTTGAATTTTCATAGCACATAGCACAGAAAGAAGGGTATTCCATACGGTCTAAAAGTCCGGATGAAGAATACCCGGATCGTGTATAGTCTTTTATTATACACCAGATGTACCATAATTCATCTGAATACTTAATGCAAAAATCATCAAATACCATATTTTTTTTTCTTTTTCGATTTTCATTGATTTTATCTAATTTACCTATGTGTTCATTATTTTCTGATACTTCAGAATCACTGAGGTAGTGATCCGGGTTAGTTGGGTGAACAGGGTAGTATTCATTTAATACGTCCATTTTTGTTTAACACTTAAACAAAGTATTTCTTTAAATTAAATGGTTAATTGCTTCATTTGATCTTTAAATTCTTTATTATAAGTCATACTAATTGTTTGTTCTTCTTTGAATTCAATGTTGTCAACGTAAATGTAGTTATAAAGTATATTTGATTTTTCTTGTGCCGTTGCGATTGCAAAATCTGGTTCGAGGGCCCTAGAATTAAAAAAAGCGAGGTACTTATCCTTTATTGTAACTTTTGTGGGCATAACTTTTCTTTTACTTTTTACAACTTTTAACGTTCCGTAAGCTAAATTACATTTTGTAATATTTGTTGTTTTTAATTTTGGAACCACAAACTTGTACAGTTCCTTTTTCTTTTTATTTAAAACCTTTAATTTTTCTTGAATTAATTTTATAGTTTTTGATAATTCTCCATATTCCTTAACCTTTTCAGTAATTTCCGAAATCTCCGATTCCGATGCCATCTTTACTTTAATAAATAATTAATTAATTCCTTAAATAAAATTAACAAAAAATTTTATAATAAACTTTTTTGTAAACTTTAAATGTAACGACTCCAGATGATTTAACGGAATCCGCTTGGGCCAGCCTGATCGTTGCCACTGTTGACCTGGCCGAATGAAGGAGGGATGTACAGCGCAGGTGAAGCTCCGAAGATGGGGGTTGTCATCATGGACACATTGATCTGGTCTAGTGCGCGGTAATCGCTGGTCTTGGAGTAAGGGGTGTTGTTGCTTGTAATTGATCCAATTTGCTCGGCGGGGCTAAGAGCGGTGAATGCAGCAAGTGCACGAGCAGCGTTCTGGGAAAGAGCATTGTTGTCAGCGTTCACGCTTGGTTTGGGAAGAAGACTGCTAGCCGCGAACATAGGGAGATCCTTGGCGCACTGGCTGAGTTGATCAGCACGGTTATTTTGGTAGCTCACAGGGGGGAATGCCATATTACCGAGGTGACCAAGATTGTCTGTGTAGCCATCACCGATGCTATTTTTGTAGAAAGAAGCTGCTCCTGGGAGAGGAACTCCAGCCATAATAGGACGGGAACTTACATTTTGAGCAAGTTCAAGATTATCAATGCTAGGGCTAAGGTAATTCTGAAGATTTAGGTAATACCGAGCACCTGTTTTATTGACGTCCTCGACTGATGTCCCGACATTCATAACAACTGAATCTTGGTATGTTTCGAGGTCATTTGCCGCTGAAAGACTTGGTGCGCCTGTGTACTTGGGTATAAAATTGGAATCCGGTGAAGAAACGGCCGAGCTGCTCATTTATTTATATTCTCTATTAATATTTTATTTACAAATTAAAAACGTTTTTTTAATTAAAAAAATGAATGAACGTCTATTTCTTCATCTGATTCTGGGGGAACAACGAAAATATCATCGGGATCTTCGACAAATCCATACTTAGGGACTTTTTGGGTTTTCTTGTACAATTTCGCAGTGGAAATTTCCCAATTAACAAAGGCGGAGTCTTTAGAAAAAATAATGTATTTCATTTTTGAAATGCATTCAACAGTAAGTCCCTTCTTAAGTTCTGTAAAGGGAATGTCTTCATTCTTTTTATTTACCACCGAGCTAACCATTTCTCCTTTCTTGAGTCCAAAACTAAAGTTAATTGTACATTTATTTTCGCTTGTCTTAGGTGCTTTAATAAATTTGTTGTACATTTGATTTATGGATTCGCTTGGAATTTTTTTACCAAACCATTCTTCACAATTTGAAGAAATGTAATCAACTATAAATGTATCGATTTTTGAAAGAAAATTATAGATTTCTTTGTTGTACCCAGAGTAACTTATAAATTCAAGTTCGGTGCTCTTATAATTCGGGTCACTTGAAATAACCATTTTAGGAAACTGGACATTCATTTCCTTTTTTTCGGGATCGTCATAAATTACTTTGCAAATGAAGAAGTCTCCATGTTTTTTAGGTTTTGTAAAAGAAAGTTTGCTAAGATCATAGCTGTTTGTTAAAAAGGTGTTCATTTATCTTTGAAGAATACTTTTTTAATAAACATTAAACGAAAAATATTAATTTGGTGTAAGATATGAATCCAAATTTTGAAGTGGAGCACCAAAACCATAATTGATAAATGAACGATTTTGGTTCTTGAGTTTGACTGAATAATCCGGACGTGTCGACTCTGCTGTCATTGTTGACCGACCAGGACCAGGACCATGTTGGCACAATGAATAATATCCATTGACACGGTTTTTCATGACTGGAGCCTGACTTGTTGGAGCATTTGAAAATGCCCATTTTCCACCTGCAACCATACCAGGAAGCTGATTTGCAGAGTAATCTGAAATATTGTCCGGCATAACACGTGTGTACTGTTGAAATCCACCAGCTGCAGGTACTTCCGTTGCAACAGCAATACCACGGCCAACTTGGATCTGTTCCATTGGTTTTTCATTGGTCTTAAATTTGATGGTACGTTTGAGATCTTCAAGTTCTTTTTGACGAGTAATTTCCAGACCAGGGCCTCCTTGACCGGATTGACCATATTGATAGCCGTATCCGGTTGTACGTTCTTGTGGTGTGAATAAATTGAGGACTTCCGTTTTATTTGGTTTTCCAAGTGCTTCACGGTCTCTCTTTTGACGTAACCCGGTATAAATTTCCATACGCTGTTGGATATCGGAGTCATCGAGGTATTGTTTTGTATCTTGGGGCATATCTTTGTTCAGAAACCATGAGCCCTTAGCTAAAACATTTTTAGTGTACTGTTCGTAGTAATCCTTTAGGGGTATACCGTTAATGTTTTTTTCGTTGTAAAGACTGTTCTTTTTAATCCAATCGGCTTGTGATTCCTGGAGAAGTTGGTCATTTGCAACTGGATAACCCACCTTTGTCCATTGACTCTGGACTTGGTACTGTGGATTATACCCGGTTTGCATGACTGTACCAGGTTTAACGGGTTCAGTTGGATTAAATTTATTTGTTTCATTTTGTACATTTTGAGGCTGGTGTTGTTTGTAATATTCCTCTGAATCAAAATACGTCGGTGTAAAAGTAGTATTCATTTATTAAGTACTTTTATTTTATTTTTTTAATTAATTGTACCTGGATTAAAAGGCATTGATCCTTCATACTTTCCGTTAAGTCCAATGTTTCTAAGGTAATCCGAATTAAATTTATAAACTTGATCAACGTTATCAACACGTTCTTTAGTGTATGTGCTATTGTAATTAAAGAATTCACAATTGCCGTTATTGTCAACTGGTTTGGCATTTTGAGCTCCCCATGACTGTTTATTAATTGGTTCTTCGACGTTAGTCCAGGAGTATTTGCTAAGATTGCGTGTATTTGTCCCCCCACGTTGTGGTTCAGGAAATACAATGTGTCTGACTTCCTGAACATTTAACCCAGCACCTGCAAGACCAATATCATTTCTTCTAGCTATAGCATCGGCTCCATAGTACCAAAGATCACTGTTGTCAGTTGATTCGCTCGCGTTAAAGTATCCGTCATTTGCCAAGAATCGATGATAACTTTGAGCTGAAAAATCATTAACTGATTTCTTTGTTGAAGTATAAGCCGGTAAAAGTTTATCAAAATCAATGTCGCGGTACCTCAGACCAGGGTCATTTTGAAAATCGTATTGCCCAACAGTTGCTTTATTAAGACCTTCTGTTGGATTATTGCTAATTCCACCTGGAAGATTGTACTTAAATTTTGTTATAGAGTATTGATAGGGGTCAAGTGTGTAGTAATTACTTGCTGCAGTAAGTTCATAACTTTTAAACTGAGTACCAAGTGGTTGTTGATTTGGATTTAGTTGTTCTTTAATTTCATTCCCTGTGGGTTTATGCACATTTGGGGAATCTGGTTTTATACTCCGGCTCGGAATATACACAGGTTTATTATAAGCAACTGGTCCTGAAGAATTAATATCCATGAATAAATAATGACTATATTTATTTACAAATATTTTAAAAAAGACAAAATACCTTTTAACAATTATTGACCTCGACGTAATTTCTAAGTTCATTGCGTGTGCTGATACCACATGGGAACAGACCAATGGCATGTCCATCACTTGATTTAACATTCATGACGATATTATCAACATTTTGAACTATTCTCGGATCAACGATATCCCAGCGATTGATGTACCTCTTTGAATTGAGGCCATAATTCTTCTGACCAAGCATAAGCTTATTTGGATCAAGAGGTGCTTCAAATTCTTGATCTGGTTCGGGTGCAAGAAGATTAATGGTTGTTGCTTGTTCATAAAAGTTATTAAGAACCTTAGAAACACCAGAATTTTCAACAAAAGCCTGTTGAGGGTAATACACAACCTGGCTTGTATCGATAGCTGATTTCCTATTTTGGAAAACAGGGTATCTTAAAATAGTTGAGTCATCGTCAACGTACTTAATACTTGTTGTGTTATTACCTAAAAATGGCGTTGTTGTATACGGTACTGTGTAAAGCTCGCGGAGATCTCGGAGTTGTGTAGGCTCGGAGCGATCATACATATTCGCCACTCCATAGGTCTTCAAATTTCCAACAGGTGTAAAACCGCTATTACTTATTTGTGCATATGGATCTTTGATTTGATCTTGATTGTAAAATTTTAATTTTTTACTTCCGGCGTTAATAACCGGAGCCATTGAAGAAGACGAATCCATGGTTTATAATTAATGTTATTATTTTTTTTAAATTAATTAATTTATTTATTAATTTACTTTTAGTGACCACCACCACCGCCACCATTTTCTGTACCTGTAGCCCGGGCAAGTTTGGAAACAAGTTTGAATTTTTCAGGGTCGTTCACAAAGATACTTGCATACTTCGGATTAACCAAGTTGGTAGGGTTACGATAACAGAAGTGAGCAAATGCCTCTTGATCATTCGGAAGTGTATCAACTGGCATTGGTGAATACCTCGATTGTGAATTTCCTTTATGAAAAAGTAAATCATCAACACGCTGGCTTACAGTTGCTTCTTGATTTGAAGTCATTTTGTAATCATTATTGTCTTCACCAACATTACATGTTCCGTACATCGTAGGGGCGGAATCATATTCAGTCACGTTTATTGTACCCATTGGATTATCAAGATCGGATGATCTGCATTTTAAGTTTCCATAGGGCTGTCCCTGGTATTGGTAATTTGGTGGTTGGCCGGGTTCCATTCCACCATACGTCGATAATTCGAGATCCCAGTCGTAACGGTCGGCGTTTGGTAATTTAAATGAAGGGTAATTTGCGACTGCCATTGTATCGGGATCTGAACCACCGATAGTACCTGTTAAATTTTGAGCTGCCTGGATACTTATATTTGGATCGGGTGGTGCAATTATATTGGGTGTTGAATCACTAACCTTTAAAATTTTGGTTGTATACTTTGAATATTCCTTTTTGAGGGGGTTTAATAATAAAATAACTGGTTTATTTGAATCCACTGTGTATTGTATGTCCGATACTACATTGGATTCCATAATTGTTCCATTTGAGCTAAGAGCAATGATATCCCCTTTGTTAAAATTCATTGAGTTATTGACGTAAATTGAATTATTAAGTGCACTTGGGTCGTTTTGAGTCACCGCTTTTACAAGGTACACGCCTGTATCATAAGAATTACTGTAATTGGTGTTAATTGGTTCGGCTTTTGAAAATTTTGATTTAAAAGAGCTCATGTTTTTAACAAATGCAGAATTTAAAAATATTGTACTTGTTACTAGCAACATACAAATTCCTAAAAACGATTTGTTTTTATTTACTACGGTAAGCACAATTCCAATTATAATAAATGAAATTGCTATCAAATTTAAAATTTTGACCCATTTTTGTTTGCCGGAGTCACTAAAAAATGTAAAATTTTGTAAATTAACTAAGTCCGCGAAATTGTATAACCAGAACTTTGGTTGTGTACTCATTTATTATAATTGATTATTATTTTTTTTAAACAATTAATTGGTAATAATGTAATTAATAAGAGGAAGCGATTCCTCAGGCATTTCTATCACTTTAACACCTATGGTAAAAAAACTTTTGATATATCTCCATATAGCATCTTTTGTATTAACTGAAAGCTCTGGAGTCCAAAGTCTCTGAAAATTTAATGAACTCAAAAAAGATGGACGGTTATCGCCTCTAAAGAAGTCTTCATCTTTCATACAAATTTTTTCAAGATATGGTATACTTCCTAACATAAAATCGTGACAAGCTTTTTTAACATTTGTAGTACACAAAGTTTGAAAAAGATTGTACTGAACTTTTATTTTAGGTTCTTCCGGAAATGTATCAATAAGTTCCCTGAAAAATTCATCAACCACTTGGTTAAAAACTTTAACGTAACTAACGGTCGCCATTTTTCAAAATAATCCCCCATTCTTTACATTAATTGCGTATTCTTTTGATTATTTTTAAAAAATGTACTTTTAAAATGGACCCTGAATACCTTTCTCAATTACAGAAAGTCCAGATTACACTCGACATCGCAAAACAATTAAGGTATTTTGAAGGCCCAAATGGTAAGGTAAATTTGTTTAACCAAGAATACACTTTTGTTCCAAAACTTAAAAAAATTTTTCAGGACTATATCCATTCTGATAAACAATTCAAAGGAACTATACCATTTGAAGAAATAAACAAAATCATAGAATATCGGCTCCCAGTACGTTCAGACAAAAAACCCTTATTTGTAATAAGAATGTAAAATAAAATAATTGTATCTTTAAAGATGGATTCGTTAAAATTGCAAACATATAGTATGCTAATAAATAATATCGACTTAGGTCGAACAAAAAAGGTCAAAAGTGAATACAATTATATCGATCTTCAGAAACTTTCTGAAAATTTTAAATTGGATATGGATTATTCACCCCCAGAGTACCATCCATACGGGGAACTGCCGGGTTTTATTGGTAAAAGTTACTACCAATCAAAACCTGAAATCGGATACAACTTTCCACCTAAAGGTCCAATCGAGCCTTACTTCATTTGTACATACTGCAAAAATACTGGACCAAATTTTCATAAAGTTAATTGTAAAAGACCTTTTACGTCTTCGTTGGTATTAACACAGGAAGGATCCGGAAAGTATTCAAAGCCATTTGGTACAAGCTACCTTTTAGTCGTCAAAAAGAAAGGACAGAAAAAGATAGTAACAAGTAGCATTAAAAGCGAACGTTTTACTGACAACGTCGAAGTCGTTTACCAAGAACCAGACTTTAGCAAAACAGTTGTACGTATTGCTCGAAATGGTTCAATAAATGTTATTTCAGCTAAGATTTCAAATAAAACAATGATACCGTTGTTACTACAAAAGATAAATGAAGCAGGTGCTTTTACATCTGAGTTTCCATATCCCAAAATTGAACTCATTCCTGAGATTAGTTATAAGTACCTTTTAGCTGCACAATACAATTTGTTTGAGGGTGACTTTATAATAAATTTAGATAAATTAAATGACGACCTTTCTCAAAACCCACGTTTCAGAAAAATGTACAAGTCAAAAGATGTTTTTATGTTAGACACCACTGCCAACATTTATTTTATTGGTAAATACGTTTACAATTCCGGAGACATAGAAAGCAGGAGCAACAAACAAACAAATCCATATATACTTATTAATTTAATTGACCCGGCAAATGAATCAGTTAAAATAACGATTTTGATTTACAAAAAAGGAGCCGTTCAGCTAAAAGAATCGTATACCAAAGATCCAAATCCTATGGAACCTCTAACCGTAGAATCCATACAAAAAGCTTACTCGTTTATAAAAGAAATTATATCGAGGTTAATTCGTACATCCGAAAAATCAAAGTATCCGATAGTAACCCAAAGTCTCGTTAAACCAAAAGAAGGCATTGATAACATGTACGACGGAAAACAGCCCCAGGCATGTCAAAATCACGAAGGCTACGAGCTCCGACCCGTCCCTTTCAGTTTCACCGGAAAGTGTCAAATACCTGGGTACTACGTCGCACCACGTGGAAAAAAGCGCCCCGATGGTCGATATGAACCATGTTGTTATCAACTCAAAAAGTCTGGTAAAGATTCCAAGAAAAGGTTTCATAATATGCTTATTAATGGATACCCAGATCCAGAAGCAACTGCACTTTATAACGAAAATATCCCCGATCCCGATAATCTTTCAGCTGTTTTTGTACCTGGTACAGACCGTTTGGAATCACGTAGGTTTAAAGGCCTTAAGGACCTTTCAAAGGAACAACTTATAAATTGCATTGAAGAGTCAGGTCATATAAAAAAGAAGAGTATTTTTGATGCTAGTGAAGATTACAACAGTCTCAAAGAAAAAGTACTTGCCGGATATTCTTCGTTAACAGGAACACGTGTAACAATTGAACAACACCCCGTAGCATTAACTACACAGAATGTTAATTCTTTCCTTAAAAATGAGTACCTTATTGTACCCGTGTATCAAGATACCATTAGCGTTCTTTTATTTTTTTCTGATTCCGGTGAAAGTTACTTCATAAATATAAACGGTGATATTTCAGAATCTGGATTACCACAATTAGATGAACTTTCCGGAACACTTATACAAGGATACCTTTATCCATTTGAAGAACCAAATTTTATTTTTTATCCTTTTGATATACTTTTTTACAGAAAGAAAAATGTCATGTCAGTTGAATACTACCAATCACGGTTTACTTTTCTTACAAAAGCACTTGGTGTTCTTTCAAAGTACCGTTCAAGCTTAAATATAGAATCAAGTTTTGATCTTGACATTATTTCAGGTGCTAATCATTACCTAGAATCACCTGAAGTGAGTTCGTTATTATTTATACCGCGAAGTCCACATTACGAACCACGAAAAATAAATAAAAATTTATTGCTTTGGACTGACATTATTCCAGAGCATTTACATATTTCGTTAGTTGTCACCAACTCAAGTACAAACAGATGGGCTGTGACAATTGACTCTAAAAGTATCCCAGAATCGCTTTTACCTCAAGTTTCAGGAACAATTGAGATACCAGTTAAGTTTAAGGACTCTACCAAATTACTTTCCGGGGACATCGTTCTTTTTAAAATACAACTTAACCCTGTTACAAAAAGAATAAGTACAAATCGACCACTTGTTCCAGTTGAAAAATTGGAATCACAGATCAACGATTATCCGGAAGTAATAACAATTCTTCAAAGTATCGAAAACCCTATAAAACGAAAGGACCTTGAAACTTTTACAATCCAAGGTAAAAAGTACATTTCAACGGGGAATGGAATAAGCATTGAAGAACTTGATTAACTTTAACACAGTTTTGAATTAGCAGTACCCAGAATTACTTAAAATTATTTTGTATAAATCGCTTAATGACTTTGCAAATTCATTGAATGGAAGGTCTGTTGGCCCTGTATATTCACACTCAAATTCATATGTTTCATTTTTTTCAAAAACGTCTCGGATGGAATAACTCGTTTTTACTCGTGTAAGATCAAGTCTCCATAATTCATTAATTCGAAACGATTTTCTTGATTTAACACGAATCATATTTGTAACTTTTGTAGCTCCCACAACACCCCTAAGACCGATTACTTTTTCTGAATTTTCTTCTCGTGAATAATCGAGTTTGAATGTCAGGCCGTTGTAAATTGTTTTTTGGTCTTTTGGGCTAAACGATCCCAAACTCTTTTTGACGGTATTCATTACAGAACGCCCGGAATAAATCCCGTTTAGATCGAGGTATGTACTTCTGTATTTATCTTTGGAACTTGAATTAAGGTAAATATCAATGGTTGAATCAAAAACAATTGGAAAAGAAATCCACAAAAAGTCAAGTAAGTAAAAAAAAGTTGATTTATCCATACTTTTGTTCTTTTTGGTAGAAGTGTATATTCGAAATTCAAGTTCTGAACTTGCCCGAGAGCCTTGTATAAAAGAAATGTAAACTTCTTCCATCTTTTTAAGCTCCTCATTCGTAAAAAACATAGAGTCTTTAAGAGACCAAAGTACAAGATCATTCTTGGAATAATAACTAAGCACCGTTTTAAGACCATTTTTAGTAAATAATTCCGAGCTGGTGATTATCTTTAATGGTTCACGTAGAGAATCAATATAAAATGTATTATGTATACTCTCTAGTGTACTCATAATGGTTTTATAGCTATTTGCTTTCTTTTCATTTCGAAGACGATACGCCTCAAACAAGTTTCCTTGGGGGTTTTCATCTGCTTTGTATTTAAATTCAACAACATCAGAGTCTTTGTAATTTCTACGATCAGCAGCGGTTGGATAACACGTTGCAGCAACTGGGTCACCTTCTGGTTGATTTATCATATACACTTGATCTGTTTGTGTGAGTAAGTACCAAATACGGTCTGAAATAACTTTAATTTTAAAGTCTATAGTTAGTTCGTCAGCTGGTTTCCATTTAAATTGAACGTTGTTGTACGTATTCCATTCACGAAATGGAACATACGCTGTATCATTTGGTTGTAAAATGAGACCATCGGATACTAATTTTTTTGTTCGGTTTTTGTTCGTTTCTGAAAATATGTGTTCGTAAATATTTTTAGTCGAAAGTATTTCAGTTATTGGAAACCATGGTTTAAGTGTAATATTTAGTTCTTTTGGAAGGTATTTTCTGATTTCACCAACGGCTTCCTTTGCAACAAGAAGTCTTGTTGTAAAGTGATCGTAAAGCCACGACCTCAAAACACCCTTTTGGTCAGGGTAAAAAAGGCAATCAAAAACTAAAAATTCGAAGGTTGAGTCTTTATGGATTACTAGTTCTCCGTCCAATAAAAATGGTTTTTTTGCATTACCCGGGAGTTTAACCTTTTCACCAGATTCATTTTGAAAGTAAAAAAAGTTTGTGGACCGATCAATAAGGTAAATTACAGAATCGTGGCCAATGAAAAATAAAAAACGTTCGCCATCAACCTTGAGTGTGATTGAATATACCAGTTGATTATTTCCTGGATTGATTCGAAAAAACTGTTTTAGACAATCTTTTTGAATTTGAATAGGCATCCCACCTATAAATTGATCTTTAATTGTTTCACGGTACCGTTGAATCATAATAAGGTAATCTTGTTTTAAACGAAAATACTCTGGGTTTGATACCAAAGTTTTTATTTCGTGTTTGGTTAATTCTATTTCACCGCTTTCATTTTTATGTGGTACATTATATGTTTTTAATACCAGCTCGGATTGATACGGCAAATTAACTTTAATTAATTGAATCATTATTAACTTTAAGAATTATTTTTAATTTAAGAAAATAAGAATGTTTATTTACGTCTTTAATTCTCCGTTTTTTTCTGAAAGCGTCGTGTTCACAAATGAACGAGACGCTATAAATCATTCATTTGAAAACCCAGAAATACCGATTCATGTTTTTTACAAAAAGCAAAATGATATAAAATTTACACCGACATTTAAGTATTACCTAGGTGGAACTGTAAATGACTCGATACATTAACGCATCAGACATTTGTAAACTTTTAGGCAAGAAATATGGATTCTACTGGACAACTGACAATGACATTAACCGAATTGTCTTTGGACACAAAATCAAGCCAGAAATACAAACCACCTTTGAAAACGTCCCAGAAGAAGTACTTAACAATTTTGTTAACCCAGATTTACCCAAAAAGAGAAAAATTGAGGAACTTATCGAACACGTAAAAGAAATAAGTACCACGGACTCCTTTCCACAAAGTTCAAAGGATTTCATTTCTAAATTTCCACAAGACTCCCAGAAAGAAATTGAAAGATCACTTACCATGGAACGTGGTAATTTTAAAGAACAAGAACTCCTTGAAAAACTTAATGTAACAAAGACAAACAAAATAAATTATTATACCTTCACTGAAGGTAAACAAAAATACAAGATCGGATGTCGTTTCGATGGTCCCCAGATTGAAATTAAAACACGAAAAAACAAAAAATTAGGACTTACACGGTACGAACGAGTTCAACTCACTGTTTATATGGCTGTATCGAAAACAAATAAATGGATTCTCAAAGAAATATATCTTGATACAGTCGAAGACTTTCCACTTACCTTCGACCCTGCATTTATGGATCAAATAAAAAAAGATATACACGAATCTTGGGAATATCACCTTTCAAAATAAAATAAAAAAGCTACTTAAAGAATAAAAAGTTATACTAATAAAAAAGTATAACTTTTTCGGCTTATAAAAGTTAAAATGTCATCAGCTAAAAAACCCCAAAAGTGCACCTTTTGCAAAAAAGAAGGCCATAACAAGGCAAAGTGTCCCGGTGTAGATGGTACTTTTACTAATAATGTCCTTGATGTTGAATATATTCTTTCACATCAAAAACCTATTCGTAAAGATCATTATGACAACCAGCGTGGCCATCTCAAGGATATTGAAAAAATGGAATTATCAAAGCTTATTGATGATAACAAACGTTATATAGGTGAAAACTATTTTTTTAGAAATATTCTAGACACTGTAGCTGAAATACAAACTGTATTAATTGAAAAACCAAACGTAAAATTTATACACGTTGTTGCTGAACCTGGCGCTGGTAAAACTGATATTATGGATTGTATTTCGTACATGCTTAAAACTCATTCTGATAATCCTCGTTGTCTTCTTGGTGATCGTATTTCTCTTCTTACAGGTATGAATTCAGTTGAGTCTAAAGATGATCTTGAAACCAAATTAAAATTTGTAAAAGACTATTACACAGATTTTAAGGTATACCATAATCCAAGTATTTACAAACGTATAGATTATCTTATTGAAAATCCTTTATTACTTTTGAACCATTATTTTATTATTGACGAATCCCATATTGCATGCCAAGCTGAAAATACACTTGCAAAGGAATTTAAAAGACTTGGGCTCAATAAAGAAAATATCGCTAAATTAAATATTAAATTTATTCTTGTTTCGGCTACACCTGATATTCTACTCAAAGAAATTGTAGAAGTTTATGAAGAAGACTATGATGTTAAATATATGAAACCTGGTCCAAACTACCGCGGATCTCGCCATTTTAATATTATTGATTACAATTCACTTGATGAAAAGGTAAATAGAGAAATACTTATTGAAAATGTAAAAGAATATCCTAATGCTAAGTATCACTTTATTCGTGTTAAATCCGCAAAGTTCGCAAACAAACTTAGAGCTGAACTTAATAATGAAGGTTTTTTAGTTTATGACTACGATCAAGTGTCCAATAAAAATCTTAAAAAACCTTTACATGAAACTATTAAAATTAAACCTAATAACCATACATTTTATTTTATAAAGGATATGTATCGTGCTAGTAAACGTCTTCGGTTAAATCCCAATATAGGTATTATAATAGAACCTTTTAACAAAGACGATTACACTGTAACTGGTCAAGGTTTAATTCCAAGATGGTTTACGTATTATACAGAAGGAGAACTTGAAAACTGTAATCCTATTTTTATTGGTAACAAAAAAGCCTTCGATAAAATAAAGCTATTTTACGAGACAAAACGCGCTGACCATTGGAAATCACGTCTTACAAACAAGAAAAACACAAAAACCTATCAAATAGATTTAATTAATAGAGACCCCAACAAGAAGAAAGTATACACAGATTCAGATTTATTCGACGAACTTTCTGATAAGTCCCTTGATGATCTTGAATCTGAAATGGAATCTATATTTGAAACTTTACCGAGCAATACTGGTTTGGGTAGTATTAAGAAAAATACCTTAGGTTTATTTATATCGACAACATATTGTGAACGTATCGATAAAAATAAAACAACGGTTGATCCTGATAATTACACCCCGATTACGGAATCTAAATTATTTTCAACAACCCGTTTGGGTAAAAATTTGGGAAAAGGTGAATCCGATAGAAAACTTATTTTTATTCCATATTACAATGATTCCCTAGAACCAGACTCACTTATGTGGTGCTGTAGGTACCTTAAGCCTCGTTCGACGGAGGATCAAGGGAATATTTAATTCGATTGTAAGGAGTTATGAAAATATCCTGAGACCTAAGTTGCTCGGGTTCATTTGGTACATTGTACTGAAGAGGGATTTGGATAATTTGTCCATGTCCACCGGAATAATATAATTCATTGGTTGCTTCAACAGGTGGAGAATCAACCAGTGCATTTTTCGCATTATACGTTTGAGTATAATACAGATCAGGTGATGCTGAAATGTGTTTACGAATAACGCTCTGTTTAACGTTTGTATTTACAGGAGCTTGGTATTTGTATTGGTACCTTGAATCAAGTAAATACGGCTCTGTGAAATTGGCTTGTGGACGAATTTCGGTTTGGTACTGGTTTTCTGCTTCTGGAACTTGTCTCTGAACAGTTTCACTTGCAGCTGGGATATTTACGGGTGTAAATTTGCTAATGTTTTTGAACATATTTACATTTAGACCGAGAAGTACAATTAAAATTCCTATAATTATTAAATAGAAGTTCATTTATTCTTATCGAATATTTTATTTTAAGATAAAACACCACAATCTCGAGCAAATTTCTTAATAAGACGATTGTAGCTGTAATATGGAGGAAGATGATTATCTTCTTTCCAACGAACATCGTTACATGTTGTATGTGTAAGCTCATGAAGTGCAAGATCAAGGATTTGTGGGTAATCAAGAACTTTCCAATTTCGTTTGTCTCTTATAGTCAAAAAAATACTTCTTTTTTCAGCAAGTTCATATTCTATTTGTTTACCATTATATTCGATATCCATACTTATAATTTTTTTAGGCTTATTTAATCCAATTATTCCGTATTCATTAATTGGAGTTTCTTGATAATTAAATAATTTACCCATTTGCAAAGAGTATCTATTAATTTCATCAGAAGAATTAATATTTTGATTCCAACAAGGAACATGGATATCGAAGGTGTGAAAAACACCCCATGCAATCGGTTTGGAATACCAAAGATCAGGATTACGGTACATATAAATCAAAAGAGTATTGATGTCTTTACGTACTCGTGCTAAGACATCAGCTGCATCTTGTTGATCTTGTTTAGTTCCTTTATCAAGTACTTTATAGGTAAGACCGTCTTTTGCAACGACGCTTACAAAACCGGCTGATTCGTCAAGATCCCAAAAAGGTGGTTTAGTCATTTACCTTACCTTATATTTTTTTTTAAGTTTTTTACCAAAAGAAAAAGGAACAGAGTAATCGGCTTGACACATTCCATTTTTAAACACACACGTACTATTATTCAATCCAGGTCCTTTGCAGTCTTTTGCTGTAATGAATCTAGAACAAGAATCGTAATTCATTGTATACAATCTTACCGAGCCAATTGGGACTTCTTGCCATACTTCATTTGATTCTCCAACTTGGTTTGTGCCAATGTACCTAAGTATAAAAGTAAATGGTCCTCTCTTTTGCATAACTTTTGGAATGGGAATCCATGATCCAGTCCGAGGATCTTTTTCGGCTATTACTTTTGTTTGGTTAATTGGTAATCCACGGTGATCTTTATCGAGGTAATGAACTTCATATAAAAGGCCGTCATAAGCGGCTGTTCCATATTTACCTGTTTTTTCATTGAAAAGAATCATTGGTTTTTTAAACTGGTTATTTTGTTTAGGAGTGTTTTCTTTAACGAGGTTATCGTAATTTCTAATTAAAAAGGTTTCATAAAAATCCAAAGGATCTCTTGACACAAGTACATTAGAGAAAAGATCTCGGCCGTAGATATCCGTAATTACTTTTTGAGGTTCGTACATCACCGGAAATGAACTTGCAATAAATTTGAGTAATTCGGTTTCTGTGTTTGTTTCAGGAACATCTTTTCCCAAAAATGAAAGTAACTCAAGAATAGCTTGTTTTTTGAAGACACCGTTGATACTTTCGTAAGTACCATTTGTATGTTGATTTATCTTAGAAAGGATCAAACTTTTTATTTTTGCATAAAGTTCCTGTGGTAAAATATTCTGTCCATTTACCTTTAATTTTGAGTAGTATTCGTTAAGATCGTACATCTCTGTATATATCATGATCTTTGCACGTTGGCCAAAAATAGAAATACTGGAGTACCCTTCAGTTGTTATTTCGTAACTAATTGGATCTGTATTCGGAGGAAGGATGGTATCTGGAAGGTAATCAAATCCCGGAAAAACAGCTGCATTAGATTCTTTGGTGATTGTTTGGGTTATGGAGTATTGACGGTACGTTCCAGGGTTTAATAAAATGAGTTTACGTTTAAAAGCTTGTATTACTTGATTTATTATTGCCGGATCAATTGGTACTGGATAATTTTTACTCATCTCAAAAGTTTCAGTTGGTTCGAAGGGTATACGTTCTTTATTTTCTGAACGCATACGTGTATATTCTTCTATTTTACGAATGATATATGTTTCTCTGAGACGAGCTAATTCGGACTCCAAAAAAGCTATCTTAGATCTCAAAGAAACGTATTCTCTAGATGTATATAAATTATATTTCTTTGAAAAAGAGTTTCTGAGCGAGTAAAGTTTATTTAAAAGTTGAAATACCCTAGATTCCTTTCTGATCTGGGAAGTAAGTATATTCCATTTTTCTAAATCATTCGGATCCATATTTTTAGGTGGTAACCAGTCTAAATAATTTTCACTGGGGATATTTATTTTTTTTAATAATAGTTCTTCGCGTAAAGAGGCAAGTTCGGCAGTTAATTTAATTATATCTGGGTTTTTTGTTTTCTTAATCGAATCAAGAAGTTCGTTCCAGCGGGCTATGTCTTCTCGAGACACAATTCTTGGTGGTGGGTTCCATTGTATTAAATATTCTCCAAGATAATAAATGGAATCAAGTTTTCTTTTTTCTCTAACAAGGTCAATTATTTGTAATTGTACTTGATCCATAATTGTCTGAAGTTCTTTGAGTGTAAATTCTCCTTCAAACTTTTTATATTCTTCAGGTTGAAGAAGTTGTATAACTTCTGGTGTACTCATCTGTAACATGTTTTTCCCATTTTCGTTAATTAAGTAAATGAGCTCTTTGATATTCGAAAAGTATTCTTTTTCATTTCCGGAGAGGTCATAAACAATAAGTTCAAGATTTTTTGACCTTTTTTCAAATATAATTTTTGAAAGTATATCGCTTTTAAATAACTTCAATTTTTTGAATTCAGAAATGAGTCTTTGAATAACTCTTTTACGATTTGAAAGACTAATGGGAAAGACGTATTCTCTTGCTTCTGTTGATATTTCCTTTTCAAAAATAACAAGTTGTAACGGGCTTATGGTACCATCAATTATACCTAACTTAATTGTCGGGTAATTTTCTAAAATAAAAAGGACGTCTTCGATTTTATTTATGTACATTGTAAAAAATTCGTTGCTGGATTTGAAGATATAGTCTTCAATGACTGTACTCATTGTTTCGTTTAATTCGATTTTAAGTCTTTTTACTGAAATTTTTCTTAATACAGGTGTTATAATTTCTGGAATAATTAATTGATGTTCTTCTAAAGCCACACCGGTTCCTATCTTTTTTAAAACTTTTTTGAATCGAATTGTTTCGAAGTATTCATTTAATTCTACAAGAACCCTTCTTTTAATATTACGTAGAGTCATTTCTTTTACTTGGGCTGGTGTTAAATCTTCTGGAATAAGTTCGTTCATTTTAATTGTTTTAGAATTGTATTTTTTCTGAACACTTTCTTGTTTTGGAATGGAATATCTTTCAGAATTGCTTGGGTCAAATATACAATTAATAAGTTCGGAAGTTTCCATTTTTTGCAAAAAGGGTCGTATGACAGCTCTCTTTTTGAGAATATCTCTTTCTTGTGTACTGAGTTGAATCGGAAGGCTTTGAAGTTCCTCTATTTGATATTTAACTTTTTCTTTTAAGAGTTGCAAATCGATATAGTCGTAGTTGTATCCGATGGTTGTTGTTTTCATAGAAAGAGTATACCCACCTGGTAAAACTTTTAGCATTTCATTATAAAAGTTGTCTTTCTCTTCCTGACTTGCAGTTCTACTAGGTTTTTTCATACCAAGTCGAGCTGCAAGTAATTCCAGTTCGTTACTTTCTTCAAAGATGTATTTATCAAAAAATCCTGGTGCAAAAACACCAATTTGATCACAGAATTCTCGTTCAGCATCGAGATATTCTTTTTCGGTCATCGTATCCGTTTTAATTGGAAACTTAACACCCATTTTTGAACCTAATGTTATAAGTTGTTGTTTTTCTGATTCGATGAGACTTTGTAAACTTTGAAATGATGGTTGTAAAGGTTCGGGCTCTGATTCCTTTGCAAAAGTATTTTTAAGAGCTTCGATAATTGTTTTAAGCGCGGAAAGTCTTACAGTCCAAAACGATTCGACGTAGTCTTTTGTTTGAGTTGTTTTATTTTGAATTCTTGACAGTATTTTAGCTTCAATTTCTTCAAGAAGTTCTTTAAATTCGAGTTCTTTTGTTATAAGTGTATCGTTTGCTTGTTCATCAAAGTAATCGAGTTCTTCCAAAGATCTATTTATTTGGTTTAAACGTGTAAAATAAAACATGCGATCCATCTTTCCAGCATTGAAGTCGAGAATAAGCTCGTATTTTTCATCAATGAGGTCATTGTATCTTATTTTATTTTCTTCGATTTCTGATATTTCTTGTTCAAAGTCGTTCACCGATGACTTTCCTTCTGAATAATCTGAAACATCGGAGCCGCTTTTTTCACTTGGTTCGTATTCTATATCTGCCAGATAATTCATTATTATTAATTAACGATATTCTTTTTTAAAAAATAATATTGAAGAATAATAAATGAAAAAAATCAAATTAGGAAATGAACCTATTATGTTTGGTGATTCTGAATGTACAGCATGTCAGGCCCAAATAAAATTATTAATGGACTCACTTGGTAAAGAACCTGAAATTATTTACTACGATCTTCATAAATACGATGCACCGGATTTTTTGGTAAATTCCCGCGGAGAAGTTCAAATGCCAAGTTGGTACATACCAACTGGAAATGGAATGGGTACAATCCATACGGGTATAATCCAAAAAAATCTTAATAAACTTGTTTCTCAGCGTAAAAAAAGTAGATTTGGGGCTTGTACTGCGGGTGATGGTACCATTCCGCAAATTGATTCCTTAAAAGAATGCGGAAAAAACTTCCCTAATGGACAGGGTCTTAATATCCCAAATTCTTTTATGACAGACATCAAAAATAAATGGGGCGATGATTACTTAGTAGCTGGAACTGTCGGCCGTGAATTTACACCTGAAACATTTAAAGACAAGATTTATTCTAATAATTACTTTAACGACATACGTATGGCTCAACCTGCTGGTCAATTGGGTACACTTTTGGCTGACAATCGTGAGTGTAATTACATGCAAAATAAAGTTCCTCAATTTCATACACCTGGTTTAATTTATGACTCGAAAAATCCACAGATTGTTGGGTTTGGACGTAAAAAGTCCCGTTTTGGTAATAAACTTTATAACCAAATGGGACCTCCTTACGGAATTGATGGTTCAAATTATGTTATGGGTAAAAATACAGTCAGAGATCTCTTTGGAGGAGGTATTCAGGATAATTACCCCCGCGCAGGTGGTGTGAATAACAATAGTATATATCTTGGTGGATTTCCAACATATAAACCAATGGGTAGCCCTTGGTCTCAAGGGTTAAATGCCGAGTTTGGTAGAAAGAAAAAACGTGTTGGTGAAGGCTCGGTACTTAGTATAAAAAACAACAAAATTAAAGTTAACTAAAGTAGTGTTTTCTACAAACAGGAATATATTTTTCACTTCCGCCGATATCGATAACGTTATTTGTTTTGTTTGTAGCAGTCTTTTTAGTAAAAGGGGCTAATGTTCCGTTATTACACTTAATGCAATATGCAGTTAATTTATCGACTGTATCACATATTGGAATAAGTTTAATAATATCACCAAAAGGTTTACGAAAACTGTCGCCGTCTAATCCCGAAATAACGACGTGTTTGGAATGGGTATCAACAAGTTCCTTCACAAATGAATAAAGGTCAGTAAAAAATTGAGCTTCATCGATAAAAAAGGAGTCGTATTGTCTAATTACATTCAGACTAACTTCACTAAGTGTTTTTAATTTTAGGGAATTTACTTTTACGTTGTCATGGCTTGCTACTGAATTTGTTGAATATCTATTGTCGTCTATATAATTTATTACTAAAATTTTTTTATTGATACTGCGTTCTCTGTTTATACGTCGAATAAGTTCAGAACTTTTTCCACTGAACATATTACCGATAATAAGTTCCAGGCGTCCGACTGGGGAATAGTAAACATCGAAATTATTCCCGTCGTCGCTCATTTATATCATTAACATTTATTTTTTTAAATTACTTTACTTTTAAAGATTTTATAAGATCTTCAATATTATCAGGGCCATAATCAATAATTTTTATAGAGCCATCTGTGTCGTAGTTTCCGGCATTGGAATACGTATTTTCTGTAATTGCATTTGGCTGCATCCAATTTAAATTTGTAGGGGGTGCAAGTAAATTATCATTGAGCAATTGAGACCAACTACCTTTAAGATTGTATCCTTTAAATTGACAATCGCTTTCTTGTCCCAAGACACACATTGTGTTGTTAAGTAAACCTAAATTTGAGATATAAATTGCTGATCCACCATTTGTGTCTTTAGAAACATTTTTACTGTTTTTGACTTCATTTATATTCTTATTCCAGTTCTCCATCATACCAGAAGTATCTTGGTAAGCTTCAGCTTTAAATGAAATCGTGTTGTAACGTGTTGTATTTACGACAGAAAACATAAGTTTATGATGAAAATGAACTGGGCTTGTTGTACTTTGATACGTATCAATTGAGATATCGGTCATAACAAGACCTTCTCCGATTGGATTGTAGTCTTTGAACATGCTCATTTCGCTTGACGCTTGTCCCATTAAGTACATAAGACGATCAGTTACTTGAAGGTTAATTGCTTGTAAAAAAGAACTTTCCGGTTCGCGACCGTAATCCAAAAGGATTTTGTACCTTTCTGAGCTGAGATTGCTTTGTTTTAGAGGAATGGAATCAGTAAAAATAATTGAAGATAAAAATTTTTGTATATTTTCAAAGTATTCCTTACTGTTTACAATGGGCCTCATTGCAAAAGATTCCACGGCAACACCTTTTGAACACCATGTTTGAAGTGGTAGAGAATTACATTGTTTCTCTAATTTGTACTTTTGTATAGTTGTCCCACAGTTATGTATATCTAAAGCTCGAATTGCTGGTGCTCCGAGAGAATGGTTAAGGTAATCCGGGTTTTGTGATGTATAAGCATTTACTTTTTGATTAAACATCTTTGTAATTACCAATTATTTTTAATTACCAATTATTTTTAATTACCAATTATTTTTATTTTATACAAAAATAACTTTGTTAAATGAACTTTGTTTTAATTTGTAAACCTGTATATTTTTTGGATTGACAATAGAATATCTTGTAAGGTCCGGAATGTAATAAAAATGGTCTTTATCGATTATGTGATACCTGTCATTTTCAGAGTCATGGATATAATTTCCAGTTTTTGAGCTCCACTTCGTTGGTGTATAAAAGATGTCCTTTTCTACGATTTCAGAAATCATTGTTTTTTCAGAATTATTTTTTAGAAACGAGTAATCAGAGTCTGTATGTGGATACTTCACAATGTTTTTATGGATATGTAGTTTATAGAGTGTATTAGTTATAAAATAATAACTTAGTATAATACTTAGTATAATAATAGGTATTAAAAAATGTTTAAACATTTGATTTACTTTACATTAAATGACATTATTATCTAAAATTTTAAACTATGAAAAAGAAATTTTTGAAAAATATTCACTTTCAAGAAATAAATTACTCGAAAGGCTTGAAAAAATAGAAATTAATAAAATGAACAAATCAGAATTATTAACTTTTATTGAAGGTCTCAAAGAATCCATAGAGCCGATAAAAAACGCTACTGAAAATATTGATTCTTTTTTAAATGGAACTCGATCTGAAAATACTTTTAAAATGGATAATTTTATACTTTTTTACTTTCTTTTTAGAGACTTCTTCTTTGTTTCAGGTTCGGAACTGGAATCTGAATCACTTCCGGTAGAAACTGAAATTTCGGAACTAGAGTCAGAATCTGATTCGGACTCAGAATCACTTTCCGACGAATAATCTGAGCAAAGTTCTTCAAGATCAGTTTCACTTACATGTTCAAGCACGCATTTTTTAGAAAATGTATCACCCAAAACCGATTCAGTTCCGAAAATTTGTTTAAATGTATTTAATTTACTTGGTTCAATTGTTTTTGGAATAACTAAATTAAATCGAATAAAAAGATCTCCAAAATCAGAAGCGCTTTTAAAGATAGGCATACCCTCCCCTGATATCTTTCGAAGCCCATCATTTGTATGAAGCGATTCAGAATTACCTTTATGTACACGAATTATCCTTGAATCAAGGTGTTTAATATCAAATGTTATGTCATAAAGCTCATACATATTAATATTTTTAATAACTATGAGGTTGTCTCCATCGCGTTGAAAAACAGGATGTTCATTTTCAATAAGAGTAATGATTATATCTCCTGGGGCATATCCTGGAATTTGATCAGCTTCACCACGAAATCGAATGGATTGTTCGTCTTTCATACCACGTTCAATAGGGATAATTATCTTTTTCTTTTCTTCAACAACCTTCTGCTTTCCATCAACTTCAATAATACGTTTTCTTCGAACATTTAATTTTTTCTTTTTACCGATGTAAAAATCCTCTAGATCAACATTGAGATCAAAACAGATGTCTCTTGTTTTGGGATACCCGATTGGCTCTGGATCTTCAGAAACTTCGGACTCTTGTTTTCCCATCGCACCCATTGTTGCATTAAATATGCTTGCAAAGGGGTTACCTCCTTCGGTATCATCACCGCCACCATTCATCATTTTAAAAACATTTTGAGTTACGTGACTAATCATTTTTTCCATATCCATGTTTTCCATGGCATCTTTGTCTTCAGAAGACATATTATTAGCAAGTTGGTTTGCCATTTTAAAGATGTCCATTTTAATGTTAAATGTGTTAGTATCTAATTAAAGTCTTCATTTTTTATATCATTTTCTACGTGGGTATTTAAATTAAACGGGGTGTATAATTTTTGTAAATTAATACGAGTGAAGTGATCTCGTCGCATTCTATTGGCTATGGATTCGTCAATTTTCATTTTAACATGAAAATGATGATGTGTTTGTGAATCACCATTGTTGATCATCAATTGATAACTTTTACTTAGATTCCAAAAGTCGACAAAAGAATGGATATCTTCAAAAAGTTTTAATTTAATTTGATCCGGTATATCATATATGGTGTGGTAATGTTCTTTTGTTGTAATGATAATTAGCGGCCTTCGAAAAAGGTCATGATTAAACACAAAGTCATTTGTTTGGCTTATAATGTGTTCTTTAAGAGTTCCATGTGGTTTGCATGTGTAGCACTTATTTATATTTGCATTAGCTTTTTTCTTTTTTTGGTTTCCGACTGAGTAATCCCTATTAGAATTAAAGTTATTCATTTATAAGTTATTTATTTTATTCTTTAAATTTATTTCTTTGCTGCGTATTCCTGTAGATCATTTGTACGTGATGCCATTAGGGAATCAAGAGTCCTGTTCTTATTTGTGTTGTCATTTATTACTACCATTCTTGTTGGGTCTCCTTGGTTTTTTTGATCGACTGGTCCATTTCCGATTCCATAGGATCCATTTTTTTGTTCGAGAAGAGAATAATTACCAAATACTTGTTCTTCTTGTCCTTCAAGAAAAGCATAGCCGAGTCCATCATTTGCAGCGTCTAAAAATTCGCACATTTTTTCATTGAGCCATTTAAAACTTTCAGCGCCTTGATAAACTTGTTTTCCATCGTATACACATGGGACTTCTTCAACTTCATCTGGGATAATTTGAAGAGCGTCAATATTTACCACATTAAATTTTTTCATAAGTTCAGGTTTTGTTTTAAGTTTTATTAAAAAATTATTACAAAATTTGCAAGAGGGGCTCATAAAAAGCACAAATTCTGGCTTTTCAACTGGCCCGGACATTTGTTACTATTACTTATTACTTATTTTATTTAAATAAAACGTAAATTAAAAATAAACGTTAAAAGTAAATGATTTCTTTTTTACTTGAAGAAGGTGTTCTTACAGTCGGTACTCTTTCAGGGTTATTTACAGCTGCTATGTTAAATTCATTTAGAGTCAATATTCTCGAACCTTCAGTCGAAAATATTTTCCCAAGCCACTCCCTGGACAACCAGTTTGGAAATATTATGGATCCTGCAAATCAAATAATTAAATCTTCGAGTTCAGGAGCTGTTCCAAATAAAACTATAAAGTGGCAAACATTTGTACGAGACTTTATTACATGGGTATTTGTTATGTTATGTTTGTATATATTTTGGAAAACAGTTCTCCATAAATACAAGAAAACTTAATTAATTAATTAAGTTCAATTAAAAAAAATAATACATTACAATATATTAAATGACTAACACTTTTGTTGCACCAACTGGATACATCGACCTGGATAATGATTGTGATTATTCTCTTAGTGTAAAATCAACAAGGAGTCGTGAAGAAATCGATCCAAAGACAGATCTTGCATTTTATTTTGATACCTATCTTGTTCCCAAGTATGGTCTCAACAATATAAATGTCAATAATGTAGCTTCATTTATGAAAGATCTTGAAATGAATTGGACAAAACTTACACCAGAACTTAAAGGGAAAACAATGGACCTAATGGTTGACTCTGTTCTTTCTAAAGATTCATCTTTTAAAACAGATCTTCTTAAAAAACTCGGTGTGTCTGAACAAGCTACCGGCCCTGCAACTGGCTCAGCAACTGGGCCAGCCCCGAGTACACCGGCTGGAACTAATACTGTACCGAGTGTATCAACATTTGGTAAGTCAGGATTCGGTTCGGGTTCTTCTGGCGGTGTTGGTCTTATGGAAATAGCTATCGGTATTATAATTTTGGGACTTGTGTTTTTTTTAATTGATAAAATGGGTAAATCAAATCCCGGTGGATACGCACGATTTAAATAATTTTTTTACAAAAAATTAATTACTTAAATATTTAAAACAAGTTTAAATTAAAAGTAAAGATGAACGAGTATCTTCTTTTACCATTTGTCGAGATTGAAATACGTCTCGGGACTGTCAATGGTAAAACATTTGACTCTAGTATTGATAAAAAATATTTTGAAAAAATAATTGAAACTTTGAATTCAGGTACATGGAAGGAAGTTCTTGAGATATCAAGTACTGAGTATATCCATGACAACGTTAAATTAATTAACCAAGTTAATTCTACAAAAGTAATAATGAAAGAAAGTGTTGTAAAAACGACTCATTCATTTCCAAGTAGCCCATTTGATTTCCGTTTTGCCGTAAATCAGGAATTCAAATTGGATTCTTATATTACATCCATAAACAAGAAAGACTCTGTCATAAGGTCCAAAAATAGAAAATCGTTTGTATCAGATAATTTCCGTTACGACCTTACTATCGTAAATCAAAAGGCAAACAATATTAATACCACAAAACATGAAGTTGAAATTGAACTTCTTGTAAATCCCGAAACTTTAACGTGGACCTCTGGATATATCAATGATTTTCTCGAATGTAAGATATATGACCTTATTAATATCGTCGAACCAATCGAAAGAAATGAATTTAAAGTAAAATTAATTTAATGAATACAGTAAATGCAAAAAATTGTAAAAGTAAAAATGAAAGTAAAAGTAAAAATCCCTCGGGCCCTGCGAGAGCAGGTTTGGTTGAATACATGTGGCAAAAAATTCAATAGTAAGTGTTATATACGCTGGTGTAAAAATGAAATAGATGTTTTCAATTTTCAAGTAGGCCATAATATACCTGAAAGTAAAGGTGGTCCTACGGTACTGGAAAATTTAAAACCTATATGTTGTCGATGTAATCAAAGCATGGGTTCTGGATACACCATCGACGAATGGAATAAACTGGGAGTAAAAGTAAATTCAATAAAATACTTTTTGCATAAATTAAGGAGTGCTTTGAACAACGCTTGCGGTAGCACTGCCGTCACTGGGGATGATGGTAAACCCAAGGATCTGAGCCATTAAATTTATAATAAATTCGTCGTTGTTGTTCCAATCGAGATATTGTTGGTTTGTTATAGGAACTACTTGACGACCGAGTAAATTACCATTCGCATCAAATGTATCAACAGTAAATGTTGCGTTTGTAAATAAAGTTAATGAGCGACAACTGACTGAAAAGCTTGTAGTAGTAGTTGTCGTTGTATTAGTATAAGGCTGGATTTGCGTATTTTGATTCATTTGTTTAATAATTATCATTATTTTATTTCCTTAAATTAATATGGATCACAAATTATATTTATCGGATCCAGGAATATACAAAAAAGGAAATAAATTTTATTTTAATAAAAACAATTCTCAAGTTACTGATCCGGGAGTATTAAAGAAACTCAAAGCGATTTATATACCACCTGCATGGACATCAGTTTGGTATGCATCAAAACAAAGGTGTCATATCCTTGCACATGGAATTGATACTGGTGGTAAAAAACAATACATTCTTTCAGAACGTTGGACGCAAAATGCAAAATACGAAAAGTATAATCGTATGAAATCTTTTATTCGAGACGTACCTGCATTTAAGAAGAAAGTAAATTTAAGTGACTTTTCGGTAAATTACGAAAATGTGGTAAAGCTTCTTTTTAATTTACTTATCGATACACATATTCGTGTCGGAAATGAAAAATACACACCGCATAGTTATGGGCTTACAACACTTCGTCAAAAGCATCTTATTCAAAGTCCTTCGGGATATCGTTTTTCTTTTGTCGGCAAAAGTAAAAAAAATTGGGATCTCGATGTTCCAGAAGAATACATTCCCTTTTTAAAAAAACTGGTACTTCCTGATCCTAAAAAAAGCTTGTTTTGGTATCGCAACGGGAAAAAAATGAGTGAAATTAGTTCCGAAGAACTTAATGATTACCTTAAGGAGCATATGGGGAAAAAATACACATGCAAAGACTTTAGAACGTACTCTGCAAATATACTTTTTATTAAGTCTTTTTTGAAAAAAAGTAAAACTTCAAGCGGAAGTCCAAAAAAAATAGTTTTAGAATCCATAGATGAATCAGCTGGATATCTTGGACATTCACGTGGAATATCTAAAAAAAGTTATATAAGTGAAAATTTATTAGATTTTTGTGTCGATCACTACTCCAGAGCAGCTGGCTCATCAGTCGGAGAGCTACTTGCTAAAGTCTGGTCTTGACCTGAACCTTCAGGACCTGAACCTTCAGGACCTGGTGACTGGTCAGAAGATGAACCTTCTGATGATTGACCAAGTGTTTCAGATGCAACAGCTCCAAATTCTTGTTGGAAATTAATATTGGTTTGAATTTCACTTGAGATTTTACTCATAATATCGGGATTGTCAATAATCTTTGATACACAACTATTTACTTTATTAATTAAAGCAGGGTTCTTTTTAAGAATATCTCCTACCTGGGACAACATATCAAAAATATTTGGCTGTGCAACTTGTCCGGATGAACCCGCTGAAGAATTAGCTTCACCCGAAGCTGCTTTCTTTTTATTCATTTTTTTTTGAAGACGTTCCTTTGTTTTATTAGTTTCCATTTTAGTTATACTTTCTATTTTCATTTAATTTTTAAGTATTTTAACAAAATTTCCAACGATTATTACAATTTAAACAAGTAACAAAGGTTGTCATCGGTTCATCAGCCGATCTAGTCTGCATTTGGAAATAAGTACAATTGTTTTCTTTGCACTTTCCACACTTAAACATATCAGTTCCTTGTACGTTTTTGTCTTTTCCAATCATTTCGAGTTTCTTTCTATTTTTAAGAAGAAGTTCTTCCCATAAATCAGGGTACAATTCTTGGCTTTTCATCGCAACTAATTTCTCAGGTTCCCAGTGGTAGTATTTTATTTTATTGAGTACTAAATTAGCATTTTTATTTGAATGTATATTTGCGTACAACCTACAGTAATTTTTCTTATATAGCCATTTAAAATCAGTAGAATCCCAGGATCTTTCTATACACCTAGATCTAGCTTCTTTAATTGTAAAATTAAACACACTTTTTTCAAGTATTTCCTGTAAGTTTCTTGGAGATCCATTTAATATTTTATGGATTCTTGAAACTTCGTGGTCGTCAATATCGAATGGCCCTAAAAACAACTTTGTTTGTAATAAATGTAATTCTTCTGAAGAAAATTCCCAATTAAATCCATTAATAATCTTTTTGATCGCAATTAAGCAGTGTTGACGTATCGGCTCCATTCTTTATCTTAACTTCTGGGGAATCTTTAATGTAATTTATTTTTTGTAAAAAAACTTAAAAGTTTAATTTTAATAAATTCAAATGAAACTTGTAAGTTTTCAAAATTTAGGAAATACATGTTATATAAATGCTGTCCTTCAGTGTCTAATATACAATCCGGTTTTTAAAAACAATTGTGTGTACCCAGAATTTAAAAATTTACCAATCGATCTTGAAATAAATTCCGAAAATTCAAATGCTGTCGTTAACATTGGTAGTTTTTTAAACACTTTTTTTTCTGAACATGCCCAATTTAAAAAGTTTCAGCAAAGTGATTCGCATGAATTTCTTATTTCATTTTTAGATACCCTTGTTCAAAAAACACCCGGGAAGAATTATACAGCTGAAAATGACTCTTGGAACACCTTTTTAAAAAATAACAAATGGTCTGAGTATCTTTCCGAATTTTATGGACAAACAAAAATGAATTTAACTTGCTTAAAATGTAAAAAAACAAAGTGTATCCATGATTCTTTTGAAAGTATTCATTTAAATATAAGCCTTAAAAAAAATGATATAACTTCTCTTTTTATTGAGTACCTCAAAAAAGAACTTAATAATGACCCTTCAAATTTGTATTATTGTGATAATTGTAAATCAAACCAAATTTCAGAACAAAAAGTAAGTCTTAATATTTTACCGAAAACACTTATACTTGTTCTAAAAAGGTATTCATCAACCGGCACCAAGTTAATTTCGGAAATATATTGTGATCCGGAAATTTATATTAAAAATAATAAAAAAATTTTGAATTATCATTTAACTTCAATCGTAAGCCACTCCGGAAATCTATACGACGGACATTACACCGCTTTTGTCAAAATCCATAAAGATTGGTACTATATCGATGATTGTACTGTAAGTTTGGTTGAAAATATGAAATTTAATCATCATGATTTTTATATTTTATTTTATACTGTTGGTGGATGTTCTGTATAAACAAGATTTCCACGATAATAAATATTACGGCTATTACCTTTGAAATCTGTTCCCAATACGGAATTTAGTTTTTCGAGTTTTTCAGAATTTTTAATAAGTCCCTTAACTTTATTTCGAGTGACGGTATCAAATGTAATGGGGTTAGCTCCAGGTATCGGAACTCCTTTATAAAAAACACGTTTATTTGATTTTGCGTAGGAGTATCCTAATTTTTTAAAAGAATTTTCATCTGGTAAGATATCCATAAGCGTTCCTTTATAAATTGCTTGTTTTTTACCGAAATAGTACCCTGGTCGAGCTGACTCGGTTGAATACACTGAACCAAATTTAGGAACGTTACTTTGATTATTACCCATAAAAGTATTTAAAATAATAAAATATTTTAATTTAAATGGAATGGAAACAACGATATTTAAAAAAAATGAGATACCTGTTTCTTTTTTCAAAAACAAGGAACCGTTTTTAAAAAAGAAGTATTCCGATCCATCTGAATTAAAAAATATCCATTTTGGTAATTTTTTTGAATTGGATCGCACAAAAGAAAAAATTGATACCCTCGACAAAAATGCCGAACGTTCAAGAAGAGCAGCTGCAAAATATATCCATGAATACGAACTTGTGAAGAATATATGCAAAAAACAAGTTATATCAAGAGCTTATTTTAAATTATACGAAATGGTTTATTTCGACCCGATAATAATTTCACCGACATTAAATTGTTTTTTTATATGCGAAGCTCCTGGAGGGTTTATTGAATGTGTCACCGATATTCGTAGAAAGAAAAATCTACAAACTGACTTTATAAGTGTAAGTAAATTTGATCAATATATCAAATACGACCGTTACCTCGAAGAATCAAAATTGATATATTCTGATATCACCGATCCAAAAGAAATTATAAGTACACTCAACAAGGTCATTTTACGTTTTCCAAATGGAATTGATCTTATAACGGCTGATGGTGGATTTGACGTTAAAGTTTTCAATGCTCAAGAAATACTCATGTCAAAGTTATTACTTTGCGAAATTTACATGGCTTTAATGACACAACGACTTGGTGGTATATTTATAATTAAATTTTTTGATATGTTTACGCACAATAGTAATGTATATTATTTTTTACTTTGTACTCTCTATGGATCTGTAAAAATTATAAAACCTAAAACAAGTCGAAATTGCAATTCAGAAAGGTATCTTCTTTGTAGTGATTACCAGGGATGTCCCAAAGAGCTTATCAACGATCTTTGGACAACAATAAATAATTTTGAAGTATCGGATTCCGTTTCGACGTTGGTGTATCCCGATATTTCATTTAACGTCGGAACCTTTTTGAGAAAAATTTCAACATTTAATAATCTTATTTCGTTTGAACAAATAAAAACCATTAACGAATCCATAAAGATGGTAAACAATAAGGATTCTTATTTTCAAAATTTATTACTTAACCTTTTTGTTGAAAAGGCACGAGGTAAAAAAACTGTACAAATTAATAACAATATTCTTGTATTTAAGAATATCCTTGGCTCACGCATAAAAAAATGTACAGATTTTTTAAGAAACTACAACATAAATACAAATCAAATTATTTACAGAATAAATGAACGGACCTAACCGTTACCGGTGATTAAACACAAAGGTCTATATTTAGAATCCACATCAAAATATAGACCCATCCTATAGCACCACCGGAGAAAATAAGTAATGCGTACAGTCCCAAGCGAGTATTACGGCCACGTTCGGTGTTTGCGTCACAAATCTTATTAACGGCCATAAACCCGAGCACTATGGAAGCGGATACCAACAAAACAATGAATGTATTGCTAAGCATATACATGTATTCGATATCTTCCGGTGAAAAATCTTCGGAATAATCTGAGTCCGACTCCATTGTTCTTCCAAATGTACTTTTATTGTTTTTTAGTGCACCGAATGCACCTTTTTTGAGGTATTCTGTTGCTCCAAACTTAAACGCCGAAAGTATATTTTTCGACATTTATATTTGCATTTATTTTATTTTTTGAATTAATTAATTATCTTTGTTCGACACATCGGGCAATCGGAGTGATCTTTTTTAAACCATCGGTCTATGCACCTTTTGTGAAATGAGTGTTTGCATTGTAACGTGCGATAGTATTCACCTTGTGTAAAGGAATCTAAACAAATTGGACAAGATTCTTCTGCAAGTTCAGTTGTTTCTTTTATTTTTTTATACTTCCCGATACTTTTAATCTGGTTTTTTCGTTCTTGACGAAAAAGGTTATCATTTCCTGGACTTCCAAATTGTGTAACGATTTCTAAAAGAAGAGCCGATGAAAGGTCATCGCGATCTGGTAAAATGTATTCATGTTCTTCATTGATAAGATAACCTCCATGTGGTGGTTCATTGTAATATCTATTGCTTAGCCTTGACGGATTTCTAATATTTCGCATTGTATCACGATAAATGTTGATAACATTGGATCGTAGTGCATCTTGTATAGCTGTTTCTATAAGTTGGTCAAATGTGACATCAGAATCTAAAGATACCATAAATAACAAGTAATTATATATTTATATTTACTTTTTATTTATTTTTTAAGTTTTTTTTACTTTTTTCAATTACCTTTTACCCCACCTACAACTAAACCGACAGTCTAGTCTTCTTCGACTTCGATTTCCTCCTCTGAACCGGACTCATCGGACACAATGGTCTCATCCGGCTCGTCGCCGGGAGTCTTCTGGAACAGGCAGCCAGTCTTGCGCTGCTGCTTGTGGATCTTGACCTGGGTAGCGACCCAAGTAATGCCGAAGCCCTTGTTAGCAACCCAGAGCATCTGGGGCTTGATGAGACCGTTCACGGAATCACCCTTGTCGAGATCATTCTCGGTAACTTCCTTGCCATTGGAATCCCAAAAGCTGGTAATGTACCTTCCGTTGGGGAATCCCTTGTCGGGATTGGGCTTGAGAAAAAGAAGCTTGAAACGGAAAGTATCGGAATACTGTTCCTTGTTGGAAATCTTGATGCCAGAATTGTAATAGGCAGCGATGACTTCACGGGTGAGTTCCTTCTGGAAAAAGGCCTTGGAGTTCTTGACTGCGTAGTCAATGACAAAGTTGTCCATGTCCTCAACCATCTTCCTGAAATCGGAATAACTCTGGTTGTTTTCAATTCCCTGAAAGGAAACATCAAGGGTCTTCTTGAAAGGATTGGTCTTGTCGGTACTCAGACCAAATGGGGTCCTCATTTTGGGAGTCTGGATAAGGGTTTCGTCATTACCATCGCCAATGGTAAGCTCGATGTTGTATCCACCATTCGTGTTGGGCTTGTGTTTGCCAAAATTTACGCTCTGAACTGAGAACTTGGAGGCAACGAGAACGGAAGGCATTATGATTGATCGGATGATGTTTTTCGCTTGATACCCTTATAACATGTAAATCCTTAAATAGGTTTTTTTTCAAAAAAATTAGTAAAATTCCAAAGACCTTAAAAATTAAATACTTTGGGTGCTTATCCGGTTTTAAGAATATCTAAGAATGGACAAAATAATTAATTTGAAAATGTGCGTTAAAATAATTCATTTATTTAAAAAGCTTTAAATCGTGTTTAATTTAGAGCATATTAGCTCAAAAAAATAAAACTTACTTAAAGACCTACATTGTATAAAAGTATAACCCCCAGCAATCTAAAAATGTCAGCCGTTGAAATCGAAACCGTCGTTGATGCTACCAAGACTGAGACCGCCAGTGATCACCTCAAGACAGTGCTTCAGAGCCTTCTTGACCAGTCCAGTGTGATCAAGGGTCTTATTAACACAGTCCGGACTGTCATTAAGGACACTGACAAGCAGTCCAAGGAGCTTGAGAAGCTGAAGAACAAGCGCAACCGCACCAAGACCGAGCGTGCTGCAAACAGCCTTCCAAGTGGAATTACCAAGCCAGTTGCAATTTCCGATGAGCTTGCTAAGTTTCTCGGAGTTGCTCCTGGTACCCTTGTTCCCCGTAATGAGGTTACCAAGGGTGTTTCCGGTTTTGTCAAGGAGCACAGTCTTTCTGACCCGGAGAACAAGCAGAAGTTTATCCTTGACGATCGTCCCCACGCCAAGGCTCTGAAGACTCTTCTCGGAAACCCAACTGAGGCAGTGACCTACTTCAATCTTCAGCGTTACCTCAAGCACCACTACCTCCCCATGCCTGGTGCTGAGCCTGCTACCCCAAAGGCGTCCAAGAAGCCTGTGAGTGTTGTCGTTCCCGAAGCAGCTCCCGCTGTATCCAGCAGTGATATTCCCGCTACACCCAAGAAGAAGGTTGTGATGGTCAAGAAGAAGAAGGAGCTTACCGAGGAAGTCTGAAATCTTTTAATCAGCCCTGGTGATTTGGAATGGGACACACAACTTAAAAAAGATTTTTACAAAAAAATAAAAAATTCATCAAGAACCATGTCACAATGTGTAATGCTTACAAAGTGTTATTTCAACAAAATAAAATACAAGTCTAAATATGACCCCAAAATTGAAGACTTTTTAAAAGAATACATGTAATACCATTAAAAAAATAAAATTAATTTAGTGTACATTAATTTTACTTTTTTACTTGCCCTTTAAATTAATTTGTAAGAACGCTCAGATTGGGGTAAAGCACTCCATCGATGGGGTTCAAGGCTGCCTCACGGGAATAATCACCCGTAAAGGATTCCCAACGACTTACTAACCGTGGATTAACTTTTCCATCAACTACTTGTCCATAGGGAATATCACCTTCTGTGATACAGAGATCACCGTACTTCACAACGTTGGGATATGTCTGTTCACAATTTGTTAAATTGGATTGCTGTCCTGGAGAAGTCTGTAGAAGAAGGTTATCTTCCGGGTTCCATGGGTCGTCGTATTTTATTTCTTGGGAGCCATTAATAAACATAGCTCCCTTTTGAATTTCTGAATCGGAATACGCAGCTGAGAAATTAGATTTCATGGACATATCAAGTGGTTTGTAGCCCATTTGGTTGCCTGTGTTTTTAATTCTAAGAACACGAGCCCCTTGGTCAGAACCATTTAATCCGGTAGGGTCAGTCAAACTTGATTCTCCATAAGATTCTGGGTTAACAAACGTCGTTAACAGAGGTCCTGGGTTACCTGGATAAAATGAATTTGAATCAGTCGGGCTCATTCCAACACCATCACCTTGAGGGTAAACCATACCTAGACCAATTTCTTCGGGTACATCTGGTGGTGACAACGATTCAATATTCTGAACAGGTGTATTTAATTTTGGAAAGTTCATAGGTTGGTTACCTTGAACAAGGGTATCTGGAGGGTTATTCAGTGTACCGTAAAAGCTAGATTTTGCGGCAGTATTCTGAATAAGGAAAAATATGCCTATTGCGATAATTACAACCATAAAAATAATAAGCGGATCCATGTTTACATTTTACAATTATTTTAATTTTAATTAAATTAATTTTTAATTAACGATCTCCTGGTATTCCTTTATATCTTGGATGTCTTGGTATACCATCATCTGTTAAAAATGTGTATTTATATGTTATTTTAGTACCTATAGGATGTGTTTTATTGTAATTTGCCCGAATGGTGTCATCCATACCTCCCACAAAAAATATTTTACCTGAATCGTTACATTTAAAAGCTCCGAGCATACCTGAATATTTCCCTTCACCTGGTTTATAGCCAATGATAATACATTCGGAGTCTTCTTCTGGTTTTATTTTTAGCATCAACGACGTTCTTTTTGGTATATATGGACACTTTGGAGCTCGTATCATTACACCTTCTGCATCGTGTGAAACAAGATCAGTATAGTATTCATTCATTTGGGCTTCGGATTCAATACGGTATTGTTTTGTTAATACCAACGGGCAATCCCCTTTTTTAAGGTATGGAGGAAGGTCAATTTTATTCCATATTTGTGATCTTTCGGAAATAATTTTCTGCAGGCGTTCTTGTCTTTTTTCAAAAAGTTCCTCGCTGATAAGATCAAAGGCTTGATAAATAATAGAATTCCATTTTTTATCAAGATCTATCTGTTGTTTGTCACCTTTTTTACGTTCTTTTTCGGGTTTAAGCTTACTTCTTAAAAATCCAATTTCTTGAAAACTATTCCTTTTAGTAAAAAATTCGCCATCTAAGGCAATACCTGGAGGCATCAAAGCAATTATCCATACCGGTACATATGGATACACCCTAGGTAATGAGCTTGCACTACCACGAGTCACAAATTTTTGTCCGTCCCATAAAGCACGTTGTCCATCGAATTTTTCAGACATATACCATCCTATTGGTGGTTGGGGTATACCATTGGCTTGCATGATAGAGTAATCACTTGATCTTTTTGAAATGGTAAGGTCTTTGGTGTATTTATTTGCAAGCATAAAGTGATCTTTAAGGCCTGGAACGTGTGTGTATTCAGAGTCACTTGTTGTTTTTGTATTTTCCGGGTACACCGGTTTTCCCGATGTTCCCAGAAGTTGTGGTGGTATTTTTTTAAAAAGAGACTCAACGGTTATTTCATTCATGAAGGCTTCCATACTTTGACCTCTTGACTGTGCAATTGAATAAATACAATTAATTAAAGAATCCATTTAAATTCTTAAGTTATTATTATAATGAATGATTTTCTTTTTGACTCGATAATAAATTCTTTAAAAGTGATAAGCCAACTTAAGCTAAATGAAAAATTATGTATCCGCAAAGGACACTTACAAATAGACAGTTCTTCAAATATTCAATTTTTAAAAAGGTGGTTTTACCGAGATTCCCGTGAAATAGTAATTGTTTATCTCCAGAAGCTTATGGATGATCTTTTAAAATTAAGAGACTCCCTCACTGATAAATGGTATATTTCTGTGTTGTTAATAGAACTTGAGAATGCACAATGTGGATTTTTAAATTTAAGGAAAACTTATTTTGCAGATCCATACATGATAGCTATTATAGATACGTATTTACTGAAGTATACAGAAATTTGTCAAAAAACAAGAACATATCTTATCTAATTATTTACAAGTGTTATGAAATAACTGTTTATTAAACAACTTGAACCGTTACATTCCGCTGTTACAGTCATTGAGCTTAGTTTTACTGGATAATTTAAAGGAATTATCCATACAATATAATTTAAATTTAAACGGTCAGGTTCAAATGCTAATGGATTGCTATAAGTTCCAAGTGGTGAATTAAAATTATCAACACCAACAAGGTTTACTGTAACTGTAGAAGGTTTATCTCCACCGTCGTCCATTCCACTATAAACAACGACTATGTTCTTGAAGTAGTTAACATTAAATCCAGGATTTTTTAGAAAGCTTGATGAACTAACCGAGTATCCTGAATTATTAGAAAAAACATTTGAACTTGATGAATCAGTTGAAATACTAAAAAATGTATTTGTTTCACCACTTTTTAAAGTTATCTGTGATGTACTATTAAATTCCTGGTACCCCTGGCCATATGGTTTATTATCATCTAAAATATTCATATTAAAAAATATGAGCATAAGATTTATAAATAATATATAATCACATAAACCGGATTGTACCCCATACCATAAACCTTGCTCGTTTGTCCAGTCTGTAGTACTAATATTATTAAAATTATACCAATTATTTAAATTTGAATCACTTGTTAGTTTCTGAAGGTAGTCGAGGCTTACTTCTGTATTAAATGCTTTATTTAACAAGTTTTTCAATTTACTACCAAATGCCATGAATGCATACATAGTTGAAGTTTGAATATAAAAAAGTTGAGATACATCTGTTAGATCATTGGCTAAAAGAGTAATTGTATTATCTGGTGTACTAGGGAAATCTGAAAATTTAAGCCATGCATAAACATCAGCATAAATTATAGGTACTGCTGAATCTGGAGGTGTTACAATATACTTATATCCATAATACATTTCGTAATAAACAAGAATATTCATAAGTGTAACGGAATCTGATGTTAAAATCGTTCCATCAAAATTTAATGGGGTATCTTGTTCAAGTATAAACATCCAATTACCAAGTGGATTTCTAATATATGGATCGAGATTATAATGTTCAAAGTTTATTGGTATCTTATTATACGTTACTGAAAACCCTGTACTAGGCATTATCCCACTATCTGTAGTTGTTTTAAAATAATATTCCCCACTGCTGTTAGTACCTACAAAATGTGTTATATCTTTATTTCCAAGACTATCTCGGTAAGGACTAGCAGCATCTTTCGTTATGTATGGAGGTAATGATGTTCTTCTAAGACCGGGTGAAATAAACTGTGGCGGTGGCCCGAATACATAGTCTACACCAGGATTAAGAATACGGCCGTTTGATGAATTCATATTGTTTGTAAGATATTTGTTAGTATCAAGAAGATAAGGTACATTATAACTGTAATAATAGCCGGCTTTAGTTGTAAAATTACGTGTGGATCCATTACCTGAAAATATTTTTGCAACTGAGCTTGATATTTCACCAAAAAGTGATTTAGAACTTACCGAAGTAAATTGAGAATGGCTCATTCCTACTGAGCCAGGTTTATGTGTAATATTACCTGGGGGTGTTAAATCAGGTTGTAAAACTATATGAGTACTTCTAATGAAAAAAAACCAAACTAAAATTAATAAAATTATAGCGATAATTATGGGATTTGGTTTCATTTTATTGTTAACAGTATTTTATTTTTAAAAAAAACTTAAAAGAATTGACGAATATCAACTGGTACATACCAATATGGTGTTGGTCTCGAAGTCCATACAGCAAAACTTCGTTTATAACGGTTGTAGTACCTACGATACGCTTGAATAGCGTTGTCTGTAAAACAATCGTCGGGCATTGCCAAGGGAACAGGGGTGCATCCTTCAAATGTCCCGAAAACAATCGGTTTTTGTGAGTTGTACTTAGCTTTAAAAGTTGGTGGGAAATTTTCTGATAACCATCGAATATGAAAATCACAGCTATGGATTTTGGAATATCTATAGGTATATTCTTCTGTTAAAGCCAAACCAAATTTAGCAGCAAAGGTATAATTTTCAAAAGAGCTTCTAATCCATACCGCAGTCGGATGGTTTGGATTAAAAGGTCTATATGCAAACTCGGGTAATGCTTTTCTATTAAGAATGTAATGAGCAGTATACATCAATTGTACTAATTCAAGTAACATCTTTACAACGTGTTTATCGCAATGGTACTCAGCGCACTTCTTAGGATCGAGGTCTAAGAAAAAGAGATTCATTTTTTTATTTTAACGGTAGACGTTAAATTCCGAAGAATTTTTTAATTTACTTTATTAAATGGCGAGTCTAGAATATATATATCGTGAACTTTATAATAGCGACCATGTTAAAGAGTGGTATTATTCAGATGGAGAACTTTATTCCAATCACAAAATTATTACAAATTGTATAACAGGCTGTTTTATTATTTTAACAAACGAAGAACAACTAAAGGTTGCTCTTGAAGACCCCGTGTTTAAAAGGGCGTATGATGAATGGGTTGGTATTAACCCGGAAGCTCCCAATTACCGTTTGTTTTTTAAACTTTTATACAAATTAAGCTAAAGGCTTGATTAAGTTAATTTTTCTTAAATATAAAGGCTGTGTACAATGAATTTAATTCAAGTTCCTCAGGTGTCATTTTACGTGAGGCGTCTTTAGGTGTCCAAAATTTAACTATTTTTTCAAAAGGTATAAAAGGTTCAAATAAACGTGTCATTGTTTCTTTGCCATTATCATTTTTATATTTTTCAAAGATATTGAGATTTACAGGTGAAAATCCATACTGATTCATAATTTTTACGAATTCTTCTTTATCAACAAGATATTCTTCACTTTTACCGGTTGTATTGAAATACATTCCTTCATCAACGGTATCTTTAATTTCAAAGAAGTATTTATTTCCAAATTTATCTTTCTTAAAGGCTTTGGGTACACTTATTCTAAACAGTGTTTTATCAACTTCTTTGTGTCCTTTCATAAGTTCTCTTACTTTTGTAGAATCAAGTATTGTTCCGATGAAATAGCCATCTTTTTCAAGGTATTTCTTTACTAATGTTAAAACTATATCAAGATCACTGCGTTGAGCAAAGAAATAATGCATTGCAAATTGGCAGCTTACAATGTCGTACTTTGTATTAAAAGAATCAATAGCATTTAAAAGAGGAATAGTTGGTCTCATTGCATTTCCGACTTCAAATTCTACTTTTGTTTTAAGTTTATTAAAATGAGCTAAACGATACCGTGCACCTGGATTAAACGGGTCTGCTGAGTTTATGGATTCTGAATTAATGTCAAATCCGAAAACTTTTTTAATACCAGCTTTATCCCATTTGTCGATATCACCTCCTCTTCCAACTGCAATGTCGAGAAGAGATGCATCTTTTTTAGCTGCAAAATTGATAAGTGATCGTTTAATCCAGTTGTGAAGATCCCGTAACGCAATGATACTACTATTTTGTCTTCTTTGTGTAACGGTTTTTTTCACAAATGAGTCAAATTCTTTTTTAATTTCAACGGGTTGTTCATTTAAACAAGCTAAAAGATCGTTGATGTCTAATTTGACAAGTCCGGATGCAAGGTCTTTCTCCATATTTGTTTACTTAATACTTACATTATAAATTTAAGTAAATTAATATTTGTAAAAAAATAAAAAATGGACCCAAAATAAACTTAAAAAATGGGGGTTTATAAACTTAAAAATGAAGGTTTCCATTTCGATAGATACCGATGATTACCGGCATATTTTGGAATATCTTCATTACCAGTTACCTGAAAATTTATGTCGTAGATTTTCGGACTTTACGATTTCACCTTCTTTTATGATAAACGAACATTCTTTTGAATATCAAGATATGAAATTTACTATCGATACAAAAGATGTTTATCAAAAAATGCACCATTTTAGAAAATATTCCGAAATTATAATAGAAGGTAAACAACAAGATATTCAAGAATTTATAACTTTGGCTGTAAGTTCAATGAAAAAGAACCGTTTTCAAAAAGAATTTTGTGTTGTTTACCGTTCTCAATATAACAATTGGTCTGAACAATGTAAATTGGAAAAAAGAAGTCTTTCAACAGTTTATTTACCAAGTAAAATCAAACAAGATCTTATCGATGACTTAAAAAAATTTTACAATGAAGATTACCTTGAAGTATATTCTAAATTAAACATTATCCATAATCGTATGTATATGTTACACGGTCTTCCTGGAACTGGTAAAACAACTTTAATCAAGGCTCTTGCAACCGAATTTAACAAAAACATTGCGTACATTTACATCAAGTCAGATATGGAATACGATAATTTTAATAACCTTATTACTAATTTACCGAATAATACATTTATTGTTTTTGAAGACGTTGATTCATTGTTTTCTGAAAACCGTAAACAAACCACTGGGCTTACATTTTCGGGTTTTATAAATGTATTTGATGGAATTAGCACAGCTAAAAACCTTATTGTTTTCTTTACAACCAATAACATAGATATTATTGATAAAGCTATTATACGCAGAATTAGTTATTTTATTGAATTCGATTATGCAACAAAAGAACAAATTAAAGATATGTTTGATACATTTTTTCCGAATCATTCATTTGATGAGTTTTACAAAAATATAAATTGTAAGACAACTATAAATATTATGGAGAAATTTTTTACAAGGTATCTTTTGGACGACATCGTAGAAAAAAGTAAATTATTTGCTAAATTCGCAAATGGTGATCTTTCTATAAAGACTCCGGATAAATCGTTGTACCTTTAAACGTACATTCCAAACGGGGGATCTTTTACTTTTTTATTTTTATGGCTTTTAAGAAGTTCAGCAGCTGTACGTATATCACTCATGTTAAGTACCCTTTTATATTTTTTCTTTTTACCAAATACTCTTCTAGAGTGGCATATCTTAGCTTTATCAAATAAAATTAACGTATCTCCACCGTTCTCCGTAAAAATAGCAGAATATTCATTAAATAGTTCATTTAATATTTCATCTGTAATGGAGTCTTCAAAGTACCACTCGCTTTCATTTACTTGATAGCAAAATATTTCACGAAGATCTTTTCCAGAGTACTTTTTTATGTCATAAACCCATGGAAACCGTCTTTTTAATCCTGGATTAAAAGAAAAAAAATGTCTTTCGAGGTCATCGGAATATCCCGCGATGATCATAATAAAATCAGAAGTATTTTCGGACAAGAACGCATTGATCGTGTCCAAACATTCTTTCGAATACCCCTTTGAGTCGGCGTCTGCAGCTGACCCAATAGAATACGCTTCATCGATAAATAAAACACCACCCAACGAACTTTTTAAAACTTTTCTAGTTTTAAGAGCTGTTTGACCTATGTACCCAGCAATAAGATCTGCACTGGTTACAACTTTAAAATTATCAGTTGATAAAAACCCCAACGAACAGTAAATTTCTGCAAGTATCTTACCAAGTGTTGTTTTACCAACACCGGGTGGGCCTGTTAGACACGTATGCATCATTTCATTTGTATTGAGTTCCTGTGAATAAAATAGTATTTGATCAACTATATTTTTCTTGAGTTCTTCCATACCAACGAGATTATAAAGTTTCTTGAGTGGTTTTAGACACTCAGTTAGTCTTTCCATATCTCCATTAAACGGTATACTTTGTTTATCACTACCAGATCTTGGTCTTTTTCTATTTTTGTATTTTTCCGCATGTTCTATAACATCCAGTAACGTATTAAAAGAGTATTCCATTTTTTTATTTATTTATTTAATACTTTAAATTTCTTTATTTTCCATGAACGAAATAAGAAGACCTTTTCTTTCTGCTGCAGTTAATCCAAGTGTACTTCCAGGAAGTCGACCCATCGGAACTCTATTCACTGAATTACTGCAGCCGTAATTATCAGAGTAATTATCCTCAAGAATGTCTTTTATACCACCAAATGAACTGACTTTGTTATTACAAAGTACAAAAATCAAAACCATAAAAACAGCTACTGATAGAAATATCATTAATTTAGTACACTTCATTTGTATATAAACAACATTTATTTTATTTTTAACGGAATTTATGGTATTTGGTATGAAAAATCAGTACCAACGAGTCTCTTTTGAAAGTAATGAACTCTAAGTGTAAAGGAGTGATCAAGTATATCAACAAGTGTACCCTTTTCACTAATCCATTGTATATCCAATGAATTAAGTTTACTTAATAATGGGTTATAAAACTGTATACAGCTGTAACTGGGTGGCTGATCTAAAAGTGTTTTAACGGACGCACTGCTTACTGTAGTGTTATTTGGAACTTGGCAAAAAACGTTTGATACATTACTTGCGGTATTTGAATTTTGTGATCCTATGATATTGCACGTATTCCCATTCAGTTTCCCAAGCGAAAGATAAATTTTGTCTATAGTAAGTACAACACCCGATACAACGGAGTTACTTAAAAAAGGATCGGAATCTGTAGGAACAGGTTGTACATTTCCACCTGAATCGGTGAATTCTCCGTAATTACTTGCGATGTCAACGTATAAATTACCATAAGAATCAGAACTAATGGTGGTAGGTCCTGAAACGTAAGGGCTATAAATGGCGGGCCCTTCATAAATTAATTTTAAAGCTGGTGCGATGCTATTTTGAACAGTGATATCCATATTGATGACGTATCCATTTGTGGGATAAATTATCAAAGTACCTGAAACTGTGTTATTGAGATCATAAAAGAAATATCTATTTAGATTTTGGTTGTAATTTACACCTACACCTACGTTACTTTTGGTTAGATCAAACCCAGCAGCTGTTAATACAAGTCCAAATTGTCTATTAAGTTCGCTAGCGACTGCTTCTGGGTTAAAATAAGTACCAGCTTCAATCGTGATGTATCCAACGGTACTTGTAGAACCGGATGTATATGAAAAATAGAGTCTATTAAAATCGGGTGTTATATTTACGGCTGGGTCAGTTGCGGCGGGTATGTACACTTCAATGAGTTCGGCTTTGTAAATACGGTCAATATTTAAGTTCATCAATACGGAATACGTATTTGGGTTTGGGAATTTGGTATGATTTCTTTTACATGAATTGACAAGAATGTCTTTAAAGATAAGATCGTATTTTTCTTGTCCGACATTTGTGTTCTGTCCACCTGGTGGTCCATTTTCCGATATGCTTTGGAGTAATTGTGTGAACATATCTTGAAAATCAGTTTTTGTTAAAAGGTCGTTGTTCCTTTTTGCTGGAACTACTTCATTTGTATAAACTTGTTGGCGATAATATAGATCTTGTTCAGCACGTAGTTCTTCTTCTATATTATAAAATTGTTCCTTCTTACCATTAAAAATAAAAAATGTAATAAGTATTACAATAACGGCTGCTAAAATCATCAGTTGATTATTCATTTTTGATACTTACAATTATTTAATTTTAAACAAAATTAACTTGTTCTCCATGACAGTCCAATTTTTGTCAGAGGCCTAGGATCGAGTTGGGGTACACGTCCCCACGTTGTTTTACCCCAGTTCGGGTTTGTGGAAATGTTGTCGTTAATTAAAATTGCTTGATCTCCATAAATAGGTTGGTTCATGCTATTTCCAACCCCAAAAGGGCAAAACACTTTTCCACGATCGGAATCGTGTACCGGCGCATTTACTACTGGACTGTAGACAACGTTAGAACAAAGATTACAGCTCTGTGTATTTTCACCACATATCGTATACACGGAATCAGGAATATAGTTTTTTTGAGTGTATTCGTAAAAGGTAGCGACATTCATTTTTTATTTTAATCAATTATTTTAAATTTTAAATAAATTTAAAGTCAAAAAAATTAATAATAACAAAAAATGACTTCGAGGCTTATAAATCACTTGGTGGGGAGTATTAACCCCGATAAGAATTGTCCCTATGGGTTCCAGCACTACTCCGCAATTTATAAAAATGGCAAGCCCTTATACAGGGGTTGCAATCACCTTAGGAATTCGTATAACGGCGAGTGTATTTGTTATTCTACACATGCTGAGATGGACGTTTTACATAAGGTTTTGAAAAGATGTAAATTACAGCCTTTCAAAGACATTATTGATTTAAGTGATCACACAATTGTCGTTTTGAGGGTCGGGAGGGACGGACTTATAAAGAATTCGAGGCCTTGTAATCAGTGTGTAGAAACAATGACAAAGTACCGTATTAAAAAAATCATGTATTCAATTGACGGTGGTTCATTTGTAACTGAAAAACCCGACACAATGGAAAAACTCCATACTTCTTCAGGTTGGAGTGCTTTTATGTCTCCTGATCGTCTTAAAAGTAAAAATTGTTTTGAAAAATAAAATAACTTTAAAGATAAATGTCCAGTCGTAAAAAGCTTATAAATAATTTGAAAAATGGTACATATTGTCGTTTAAAGCCTGATTCTTTTGGAGGTGTAGGTGTATTTGCTATCAAGGACATTCCTCCGAATGTGAATCCATTTGTTTATGGAACGGGGGTTTGTCCGATTAAAACCATAGATATACCAGACTCTGTTGTAAAAAAGTTCGATCCTGAAGTACAAAGAATGATGAATGATTTTTATTCTATTGAAAATGGTATGTGGGGTGTTCCTAAGTTGGGTTTGAATGGTAATGACATATCTTTTTATATAAATACATCCAATACACCAAATATTCGTATTGTAAGTAGCCGAAAATGTGATTTATATACATTTAAAACAATGCGTGCGATAAAAAAAGGTGAAGAACTATTTATAGATTACAACCTTTATAAATAAAAACATGGATAATTGGGAACGTCTCGTCCATAAGCTTATAAATGCTCCGAAAAAACCTAAGATACCTTCGGTACCAAAGGTACCTTGGCTCATGAATGATCCAAATAATATATATCGAAATTACCTAACTCTTGTTTAAAGATTACCCTAACTCTTGTTTAATTACTCTGAAATATAGAATCCATAGTACCTGCACCAACGTTATTAAATACACTAGTTGAAAAAGAGGTTGTATTGTATCTCTTTTGGAAGTAGTGTATCCTTATAGTCATATAAAAAGTATTAATTGTCCCTGTGGTTGATCCTACGAGGATTTGATTAGCTTGTGTATCAAAAAACTGAATATCAATTGTGTTTATTCTATTGATAGGAGGATTATAAAATTGAATGGAATCGTACATGTGTGGTCCGATGAGTAAGCTTATTGTGTTGTTTGATGTAACGCTTGCTGAAGTTAAAGGTGTATTGTTATCAGGTATTTGACAGAACACAGCTCCTTGAACTGAGTTATTTCCTTGACCGGGGTTACTTTGATTTACTGTAACTGGGTTATATTTTCCAGTTGTTGGGTTATATACCTGGTTTGTAACTTGATTGACGCTTGTGATATTACCGGCTACTCTAGTAGTATTACCATTAAGTTGGGGTATGGATACGATTAAAGCTTGATTTTTTACATTTGTAGGTATACTTGTATTAAACGCGATTGTCGCTGATACAAGTTCGGCTTTGTATACTTGGTTTATAGAATCCGTTGAAAGATTGTAACTATATGTCGTTCCACTAACAGTTCCTAAAGCTGAGCTTATAACTATGTCTTTATAAACCAGGTCATAACTGGATTGATCTTGTGTAACGTTATTTCCTCGCGGAGGTCCGTTTACGTTATACATATTTTCTTTTAATTACTACGAAGATGCAAAATTTAAAAAAAAATCGCTAATATTTTACGTCGATAATCGGTGGGTAATAAAAGTAATAAAAATTTTCTACTTTCTTCCCAAATTCCCCTGGGTTCCTTTAGTACGTATTTTTGATG